CGACGGTCTGCTGAAAGACTTGCTTGGTCTCCGTGGCCTGCACTTCGCGATCCGGGGCGTAGCCGCGGATTTCTTTGAGGGGTTCGCGATCACGGGCGGACTGCCAGTGGCGTTCTTCGGCATCCTTGAGCATTTCGGGCGTCCACGGAACGCGGTCGATCACGGTGTATTGCCCACGCTCAACGCACGTGACGGTTTCGATCTTTTCGATGGTGATTTTGTAGGGCATCGCGGCGAAGTGACCCCCCTTCTGCTGGACACTGCATATCCAGTCAAGCGGGAAAGTGAATTTTTCTACCAGAGTTTTAGTTGCTCCATCTTTTTAGTGAACTGCTCAACCGGCATCTGCGCCACGGCCTGCTTTTTCTTGCCGCCGCGCGCTCCGACAAACGCACAAACCTTTTCCCAAGACCACGAAGGATTCTGGGCGGCGACACGAGCGGCGATTTGATGCCATGAGGGCTTCACGGGCGGTAGTTGGCGAGCACGGCGGCGACTTTTCGGCCGGCGAGCGTGGGCGAAACGGTGAGGCCAAAGGGACCGCGGGCGCCCGTGAAGGTGACGCGCTCGCCATCGTCGAGACAGGTGATGGACACCCGGAAGCCCGATGGCTTGAGGCGCGGTAGTATGACATGCGAGCAGTCGGGCATGGGCTCGGTGCGGGCGGCACGAGCCAGGCGCAGGCGCTCCTTAGCCGCGCGCTGGTTGGCCCGTTTCCGCAAATGCCGACGCAGGTTCTTGCTGCGCCAGCGTGATTTCTGCCTTATCCTCATTTTGCACCTTGGCTGATTCTATGGTTCAACCCTTCAGTGGGCGCGCCTGGTTCTACGGACGCCAAGGACTCGCACACGCGATCCCAAAACATCCGGTCATCCACTGTCACGAGGAAGCCTTCGCCCATCACGTCGCCGCCGTTGGCGAGGATATGCGCGGCGCAGGTCCACGCTTTGCAGATGTCGATTTGCTCCGGCGAGAGTTCCGCTTTTTCGAGCGCGAGCAGGTGCGGGCATTTCCGGCATTCGGTGCCGAGGCAGCACGTCAGGTGATTATCGACGATGTGCTTTCCATCGGAGCAGCACGCGCACGGGCGGAAGATTTTCGCCAGCTTGTTCTCGCGCTCCATCGCGAAGAGGAGGGCCATGCGCGGCACCTCATGAGCGGCGGTCTTGCCATCATACATGAAGCGCGGCCATTCGTCCTTTCCCATCTTGTCGCGCGTGTGCTCGTTGATGGCGCGATGCCATGGGTGGTCTATTTCTCTGATAGTTTTCGTGTCCATAAAAGATGGGCGAACCAAGCGGTTACAGCCAACGGCGACAGGCTCACCCGTGAATGCGAGGCTCCATCCTCGCTGTCTCGCTGTCGTCTTCAAACGATATTGCGACGATGATGAGTTCTTCCGGTTTGTATGTGCAGTGGCATTGTCGGAGTGCTTCCGCTTCGGCGCGCGTCGAGAAGAGATGTCCCATTGGTTGTGAGCAGCGATGATGGCGGATTGCGTAACAGCGCCCCGAACAGGTCTCTCGACTTAACGCGCCTTGTGGGGCCGAGGATTCGATCATGCCGGTTCCGCTCGCGTCCGGTATCGGCTCGGAGGTGCCATGCGCCTTCGTTGCGAATCTGTGGATTTGCTGTGTGTCGTTCATGAAGACTTTGTTTTAAGTGCCGATGACGGCGCGTTAGTCACCTCTGCGTTCAGAAAAGAAAGGGGCGGGCATTCCGGCGCCCGCTCCATCTCGCGGAGGATTAACTCGCAGTAGATGAGGAGGCCGCGGCGGAGGAAAATCTTCTGGTAGTGTTCCTCGAAATCCAGGAGCGGGTGGAGGCTGTGCGGGTCGGGGTTGAGCGCGCCCTGGAGTTTCCAGAGGAGTGCGGTGAGGTTGCCGTCGGGGTTGTGGCATTTGCCCGTGGGGTCGGCGAGGAAGGGGTCGCGGTGGAATGCGGCGAGGGCCTCGGTGAGGGCGGGTTTGATCTCCTCGAAGGCGTGCCAATTGGCCCAGGCGTCCTGGAGGGCGGGGCCGTGCCAGCGCTCCTCGCAGCGGGTGCGGTAGGCGGGGAGCGTGCAATAGACCGGCGCCGGTGGTGGCGGCGGAGGTGTGCCGGGGATTATGAGTTGCTCGGACATTTCCTGCGCGCCATAAGATGCTCGCGTTCGCGATTGAGAAGCGCGGCTATTAAGCGAGCGGAATTTTCGTCGAATCCACACGCTGCAACGCAGTCCCCCATTGAGTCGATGACCAGCCATTGCCGTCCAGCCTCGTCTAAGCATGGGTGGACTGGGCCGCTGCCGTGCTCGGAGTGGTCGAAGAAAAGTGCCGAACGAGACGCCACATCCAACGAGGCTGAAGCCTCGTTGGGCGGATATTGGGGAGCAATTTCGGAGTTCATGTTATTTCGCAGCCTCGTGGCTGAGCTTATTTGTTCGCCAAACGAAGAAGCACGTCGGCGTGGCATGGCTGGTCGAGCGGGCACCAGCAGGCCAGATTCTTGCCGCGCAGGGCCTCGACCGGAAGCGTGGGAGCGTGCAGGATCGCGAACCAATGCACGGCATCCTCGCGATCCATCTTGGTGCCTTTCAGCCCCGGAATTTCGTCGCCGATTTTATACGGGTTTCCCCAGCGCGTGGGGCGCGCGACGACGATGCAGTTGGGCGGCTTCCGCCATCCTCGCCGCCGTGAGAGCTGAACCCGGATTGGCGAACCAGGCGAGACAGCCAACCCGGACGTGCGTCCGTCCGTATTCGCTCCGATTTGGAGTAGGTTCATATCAGGTGGCGGCCAAAATTGACATGAGGTGGAACGCCTGATCGGTGGCGTCATCGAGCGCGTTGTGGTGGGTGCCGGCCCGTGGCATCGGCACCTCGGGGTGCAGACTTTTCATCGTCCGGTAACAGCGGTCGTTCCAAAACTTCCACGGCCGCGGCAGCCGCAGGGCCTCGTAAGCGTCGGCCAACAGCACGTTGTCAAACGCCGCGCCGTTCCCCCAAACCTCGGCATCGGCGTCGCCGAGCCAACGCGCGAAATTGCTGAGCACCACCGCGAGCGGCTCGCCGGTCTTCGTAATTTCGAGCCGCGCGGCATCCGACTGCTTCAGCCACCACATGACTGTGGCAACATCCACTTTCAGACCGGCGTCGATGCAGCTTTGTGGATCGACACGTGCGTAAAACGTGCTGGTGATTTTGCCGTCGGCGAACTTCACCGCCCCGACGGCGACGATGACCGAGCCCGGCTTGTTGCCGAGCGTTTCGAGGTCGAGCATTACTTGAGTTTTCATTGGAAAATCAGGTGCTGACGGCGGTCGGTTCTTCGCGCTGGAAATGTGCAGCCACCTTCGCCCAGCGCGGTCGCTTCGCGATCCGCCGAATGTTCCACGGATGACGGAGTGCCACGTCCAAAAGCTCGATTTCCTCGGGCAGGAGCAGCGGCTTGACCTTGTCCCACAAAGGCCCGCGACGCCGGCTGCCAATCAGCACGCGCGTCAACGCCGGCCGCGACACTTTCAACTGCTCGGCCAGCAGTTTGACGTTGAGGCCACGTTTCCGCAGCTTCTGGTGGAACGTGAATATTTGGGGTGGTTTCAGTCCGCTCATGCTGTCCTCCGCTGGGGTTGATGGTTGGCGAGGCGCGCGGCCTCCTGGAGCAATTCGGCGGCGTATTTCGACCGGGTTGGCCGGCCGTCGATGAGCATCACGCCGTCCGGCGTGCAGCCGGTCTCATAAATCACAGAACCTGCGCTCGTGGGCGGCTCGCCTCGGTAGCGCCGAATGTCTGCGGCCATTTTAGCGGCATCGGATGACGGTTGGTTGTCCATGATTATTTGCCTCCGTTCGTGCCGCTCGTCGGCACATCTCGGTCGTTCACCCCATCGGCCTCTTTGCCGTTGTGGTCGGCCAGGGATGCAAGCTCGCTGTCGTCGCCGCCGTAGGAGACGTGTGCCCAATCGAGGCTCATGCTCGCTGCCCACGCTTTCCACGCGGCCCGTGCGGCATCTCCGTCGTTTGAGTCCTTCCATCCCTCCTTTGATCCGTCGGGCGCGATGAGGAAGCTTATGTAGCCATTCATCGGGCTATGCACGAGGTCGCTGCATGGCAGCCCTAGTTCGCGGGCCTTAGCCAGTGCGGAGTTGATCTTGTTCTTGTTTGGGTAGTTCCATCCGGTGACTACGATTGCTTCATGTCGTATGTAGCCCATAGGTGTATTCGTTGATTTTTAAGAGAGGGTGAACCAGTTGATACCGCCAACGTCAGGGCTGCGCCCTGCCGTGGCAGATCGCGTTGTTCGGGGAAGGCGGTTTTGCATCCAGCGCGTGAGGTTGCGGCGCTTCGTCCGCTTATTGTTTGTCGGTATCATGAAGAAAGTGGCTAACCAGGCGGTAGAGAGGAACGCTCGGGAATGGGCCAGTTATTCGGCGGGGGCTTCAACGCTCGGGCTCGCGCCTGATTCGGCCCGAGCGTCCCTCACCTTGTTGTTCAGACACCCCCTCCGCGTCCCGTCAAACTGTATTTTCTCGCCTCGTGCAGTTTTACCACGCGGCCGTCGGGCATGGCATAGCGCCAGCCGAGGGGGACGCGGACGGCGACGGCGCCGGCGGAATGCAAGGCAGCGGCCTTCTCCCTGCGGATTTCGGTGATGCAAAAGGAGCCTGGGCCACGAGCCCAGCGACCGCCGAGGGACTTTAGGATCTCGGCGTGGCGGTTGTCTTTGGGGGCAGCCAAGGTGAGGTGCCCCCATTTACTTTTTCTTTCTGAGGTCATAAATAGCGACGATGAAAACGGCTAGGGGAATGAGGATGCAAAGGGCGACGGTCATTTTCGGCCCTCCAACTCCCGAAGGATGGGCAAGGCACCGAGGATAGGGGCGACGTGGGGGATGACGGAGGTCATAAAAAGCAGCGGACGATTGCGACGATGAGCGCGCACCAGAAGCACGCGGAGAAGATGCAGGCAATTAGGACGGCGCGGCGGCTCACAAGTCGGGCCTCCCGTCGATCTCCCGAACCATCTCCGCGGCTTGGGCCGGGGTCGCTCCCATGCAATAGGCCGAAAACAGCTCCGACATGTAAGCCAGCGCGAGCCGCCGGTCAAGGTATTCGGAAAGGCTGGCTTCCCAGTGGTGGAAGGTGCGGGTGATGGCGTGAGGTGCGCTCATGGCGTAATCAGCTTATCCATGAGCTTCACGCCGGCAGCCCCGACTATCCGCAGGGCTTCAACTCCTATGTCCGCAGCGATGGACAGGATTTCGTCGTGCTTACTGCGTTTTGCGGCCCGGCCGGCGGCGCTGGCGGCGGCGTTGGCGGCGCGGACGGCGGCCCGGCCGGCGGCGTCGGCGGCGGCGAAGGCGGCGTCATCGGCGTCGGCGGCGGCGAGGGCGGCGTCGGCGGCGTCGGCGGCGGCGAGGGCGGCGGCGAGGGCGGCGGCGAGGGCGGCGTCGGCGGCGTCGGCGCCGGCGTCGGCGGCCCGGGCGGCGTCGGCGGCGGCGAAGGCGGCGTCATCGGCGTCATCGGCGTCGGCGGCGTCGGCGGCGGCGTTGGCGGCGCCGGCGGCCACTTTACGTGCTTCCCTTGCACTCTGCTCCGTTCCATCGGTTTCACATTTATTTGCGGCATCCTCCAAGGCCGCTTTTCTGGCCCCATCCTTCTGCATTTCGGCCGCGGCGCGAAGTGCAATCGGCACAATTCGCTGGATTGTCAGCTCGGCGAGAACGCGCGCAAATTCTTTTTCATCGATCTGGCCGGCGGTGCCGAGTTGAGCGATGGCGATTCGGCGCATACCTTTGGCGCGGGCTTCATTGCTGCTCCATTTGCTGTCATTGAGCCGAATCTTGAATGAGCGCACGGCGGGCGCAACGCATTCGGGCTCGTCTCCATGTTCCTGACCGAGCGCGAAGCACACAGCGGCCTCAACGCACATTTGGCCCGGGACAGGGCGGCCTAAGCCGGAGCAAAGGCCAGCGTCAACTACCTCAAGCACGCGGCGCGCTTGGGCAAGGGTGATTTCTTTTTTAGCAGTGGTTTTCATGGGTGATAGGCGTCGTAGGAGAGGGAGGGTTGTGGATTCATGGCATTAGATTCCATACCCCGCCTCATCCCCGCCAAAGGTATTGCCCGGAAGGCGCGGCGAACCTTTGTCAGCGAACAGGTGAACGGTTGCACCTCGCGGGTCGCCACCAACAGAGGCAGAGCATCGAAATTCGGCAGCAATCTCGGCAGCCTGCTTGCGAAGGGAAACCTTCTTGCGATCCCAAATCGCCTGGTAATTTGGGATGTTGCACAGGTTGGTTGAGTGCCGGGCAGCGGATGACGCAATGCGGGCGAGTTTCAGCGCATAGGCTGATACCTGGCCGGCGTTGAGGTGAGGCGCACGCGGGGCCAGCGTGGCGACAAGGTGCGCGAGGTCTTTGCGGGTCATGTTCTGATTTGCCGTTTTTATTCCGCTGGCGCCGCGGGTTGTTGGTTTGTGGTTTGGCTGGGGCGGCGGTGCGCCTGCCAGTGGCGTCTCGGGCTCATCCGCTGGGCGGGGTGCTTCGCGTGATTGCCTCTGACGGGCATACTTATCCAGTATAACGGGAGCAGTTGCGAGCTTTTTTGCGCTTTATCGCATTTTTTTCGCCTGCGTGGCGGCGGCGGCCCTGGGTGGTTCCTCCGCATGCGCTTCGGCGTAGCGTTCGCGGAACTCGGCCTTGCGCCTGGCGCTGAGGCTCTCCCAATGGAGGCCGTAGTGCAGGCCAACCCATTCGGCAACGAGCGAATCGGCGGGCGGTTGGGTCTTGTCGGGCGTGGTCATGTTAGTATTTGTCGGGGTCGATGGGAAAATCTCGGCTCCAGCGGGCACGCTCTTTCTTGCGGTAGGCGCGGCGCATGTCCTCGCGGGAAAGGCTGCGGTGCGATGCCGGCCGGCAGCCCGTGTCCAGGTCAATGCCCCCTCGTAAGTGTAGCCCACGAGGCGCGGCCGGATGGATTCGCGGTTGTTGGTGGTCATGGTTATTTGGCGTTGAGGTTGGCGAGTTTCCACGCCGCCAGGGCAGTCAGCCCAAGCCGCCGGAAGTGGCGGAAATAGATGCGGGCGCGGTAGTGGTTGTAGGGGTGCATGGTTAGACGGTATAACTGGCATTAATCAGATTCGGGCCGGCGTTGCTGCCAGGCGGGCGGAAAATAACCAGTGCGCTGGGGAACGGCGCCCCGGCAGTCGCGCCCACAAAGCGAACGCGCCCGCGGATGAACCTGACCTCGGCATAAGGCAGGATAACGTCATGCCAGACGGCCGTATCAGGCCGGGCCGGAATGAGGCAGACCACAGTCGCGCCCTTTAGAGATTCGGCGTAAGCCTTGCGGATAAAGGCCGCTTGCAGTCCGCGGGAGTAGGGCGGATTTAGCCAGACGGCGCCGCGACCCGCGACCCGCGACCAGTTGCAATCATCGGCCAAGCATTCGTTGGCGGCCGTGAAGAACTGGCGGCAGAGCGCGTTGGCTCCGTTGCTGGCGGCATCCAGCGTAAAGCCAAATTCGGCGTGCAGCTCGGCGAACAGTTCCGGCGGTGTGCGCCAATCGTCAGACGCGGACGAAAAATGGACGGAGTGTTTTGTTTTCATGTTGCGGAGCGGGCCTGTGATTGATGGATTTTCATGGGAGGGATTGGTTGCCGATTGGGCGTCACGCCAGCTCATGGCGTCGGATAGCGGCGAGGGTCGCGGCAAAGTCAGCTACCCTCACGTCGCTCGGCCCGATGCCGCAGAGGCGGCGCAGCCATTCTTCCGGGTCTTCCGGGGCGTCGTTGTCGAGGGCTTCGCGCACCTTAGCCACCGCGGCGGAGACCTCCTCTTGGGAGAGGACCTCGACAAGCGGCAGTTCGCCGCCGTGATTGTCTGCCACGGCCTGCCGGCACTCTTGGAGGTCGGTAGCATACTCGACCAGTTCCTCGGCGCTAGCCGCGTAAAAGGCGCGGACGGGGTGGCAGGCGAAGTCGCCCGGATTGGAGAGCACCAAGGCGTAGTCTGCCCGGAACCCGTCGATGTGGCCGGAGGCGACGGCATACCAGCCGCCGCACTGGCCATACTTGTAGAGGCACAAGAGGGCGCAGTTGACCAGCTCGGTTTCGGCCTGGGCGGCCGCCACCTCGCGGTGGCGGCGGAATTTGTATGACATGTTCATTCTGCGCCCTCCATCCCGAGAGCCTCGCGGACATTGCGGCGCGGATGCTTGACCAGTCGCCCCGTCGTCGAGCAGCGCCCTTCGGCGCGCAGCGTAAGGACCACGTCGCCAGTGACCGGGCATTCGCGCTCGATCACCTCGACGCGCGAATACTCGTGCTCGCTGGCCCCGATCTGGCGGCGCACGCGGATATGCTCGCCGACCTGCTCGCGGCCCTTCGTCGTGCCGGCCCAGAGCTGGCCATTGGCGTCCGGCTCCCCGAAGGCGAAGCTGACGACGCGGTTACTGTTGAGGATTTCGGCGGGGATCGTGATCGTGAGTTTCATTTTTTCTTTTGGTTTTTGGTTTCGCGGAGGCGTGATTGCCTCCGACGGGTGCTTTATCCAGTATAACTGGACAGGGAGCGAGGTTTATTTTAGCGCCACTGCGCTGTGCGCTGGTTATCAGCGGCTTGCAAAATTCTTTTTTGCGAGTCCGTCGGCCTGCATGAGTCCGCATTACCGTAATACTGGGAGTCCGCACACATACGCCATTCGGAGTAATAGGCCGAAAAGAGTATGTGAAATGCAGGCCTGCTCCATAGGGAAACTTACTCCGATCGGAGTATGCATAGGGAAATGGTTAAGCTTTGACTTAAGCAAAAAGAGCCGCTTTTTCGCGCGCAGACGCATGAGCGAAGCCGCGCAAAAACTTTCACTCGCACCGGCGGCCGGCGCCGGCATCGGCAAGCAGATTGCAGATAGCCTGCTCGCGCAGCCCGATTTTATCCAAGAAATGACCAAAACCGCGCGCGATGGGCTGCGTGCGATGTCCCCTCGGCGGTGGGACAAGGAAAGCCAGAAATGGGTGGCGGACCCCGACATGCGGACGCGCGCGCAAATGTTTTTTGGGCTGCTCGCCCACATGGAGGGCGAGCCCATCAAGCGCATCATCCACCAGCACCTCGGTCAGGGCGGGAAGATCGACGTAAGCGCCGCCCTGGCCGACTCGCCAGAGCTGCAGGCCGTCGTTGAGCGCGAGCTGCACAAAGCGCAATGGCGCACGTCCGGCAACCAGCCTCACAAGCGGCCGAAGAGAGCGGAGCCGGTAGTCGAGGGAGAGGCTGGGCCGGCTGTTTAGTGGGGGGCCCCCGCTTGCCCGCGTTTCGCGGCGGGCGTTGAGAAACGCGATTTCCTGCCCGTTTAAGCGTTTTTTGTGGGGGGGGGTATCCATGGCCTAGGCCCCGGCCGCCGCGCGCGTCGTAGGCCGGTAGGACGGCCCGTAATGGGCCGTCTAAAATTTCCGACCACCCCCTATGCCCGCTTTCCAGCGCGGCTACGGGTCGATTGCGGTAGGCGGGCGAAGGGCTGTTTCTGCGGAAGCATCTGGCTGGATCTAAAAATCTCGACCACCCCCTATGTCGAAGATTCGCACCACCCGCTATTCGCTAAACACTAAACGTCTAATCTAACCAGCCGCAATCGAAACAAATAGTTATTTAGTCGTCGGCCAAAAATTACCCCTACGGGGAATTTTGGCCACGCTAAATAACATTTTCGATGCTGAACCGAACAAATGCTGAACAACACAAAATAACTAAGATGAGTAATACTATAATTTGTATTGACAGTCGTTCATGCTAAACACAAAACACTCTCATGTCCCAAGAAAAATCATGCGCTTCCTGCCGTTACTGGCTCAACGAACAATGTCGCCACTCGCCGCCTCAGGTTCTTCCTGACGGCAGCAGCTCGTGGCCTCACACCCTGCGGGACGACTTCTGTGGTCGTCACTCCCCGCGGACGCGCCCCAAGGGTAAGCGCTCCAAGGCCTCTGACGGTGCGATTCTCCGGCTGATTTTGGATGAGATCAAGTATGCCGGCGCCATGACTCGCAAGGGCTTGGTGTCCGACATCAGGATGAATTTCAACCTGTCCCGAACTGCGGCACTGTCTCGGGTGAATGTCCTCAATGGACAGGGGCTCATCGCGATCAATGGTGAGCTGGTAACGGTCACGCGCCCGGAACTGGCGGATGCGGAGGAGGCGGTTACGTGACCACCGCAATCTATTACAGGGTAAGTTCCGCGCAGCAGACCGTCGCCAACCAGAAGCCGGATGTGGAGCGGTATGTTCAGGCGCAGGGCTTGGGGCCGGTGACGGTTTACGAGGAGCAGGCGAGTGCAGCCAGGCGCAGGCCCGAATTCGAGCGCATGTTGGCCGCGTGTCGGGACGGCCATCACAGCACGGTCGTCGTCTGGGCGCTGGACCGCTTTGGCCGCAGCATGGCCGGGAATGTCCGGGACGTGCTGGAACTGGACCGGCTGGGGGTTCGGGTGGTGTCCGTTCGTGAGCCGTGGCTGAACACCGCCGGCCCGGTTCGGGAGCTGCTCGTGGCGATCTTCTCCTGGGTGGCGCAGCAGGAAAGGCAGAGGCTCATTGAGCGGACCAAGGCAGGGCTGGCGACGGCGAAAGCCAAGGGCAAGCAGATCGGGACGATCAGCCCGGTGGCTCCACGGGAGCCGGAGGCCAGGGCAGCGGTGGTGCGGGCGTGGCGCGCCGAGACGGGCGGGAAGTCCGTCCGCCGGCTGGCTGAGATGCTGGGCGGGGTTTCGACGGCGACGGCGGCCCGCCTTGCCCGCGAGTGGCCGGCGGCCGATCCTCAGCAGGCCATCACAGCGGCCAGTGGCGCGCCGGACTCACCTGAGTTTGCATGAAGCCCCGCCCCATCACCTTTCTCGGCCACACGCTCGATGCCAGCAAAGTCCTGTGCGTCGATCCCGTGCACTGGCACCAAACGCCCGGCGGCATCACGCGGCCGGGGTTTGTCGTGCGGTTTGCTGGAGCCGAGGTGACGATTATTGCGGAGTCGATGAGCACGCCGGTCCGCGGTCCGGAACTGGACGCGATTGCCGAACGGGAGCGAGAGCGGTTGGTGGCGATGGTGTGGCCGACCTGGCCGGCCGACATCACCGCGCCGCCCGATACTTGTCCGGTTTACCCGGGTCCGGAACAACCTCCACGTCGCAGTCCTCGATCCACTTCTTGATCGCATAGAACAGGGCGTCGCGACTGATCGGCTTCTGTTGGGCGAGAACACGCTGGAGCTGCGCGAGCGTAAGTCCGGCTGACGCCTTGGTGGGGAACACGGGACGGTAATCCGAGAACTGGTGCTTTGATGCCCGTGCGACCTTCTTGGCCTCATCGGGCCCGGATTCCTTTCCGGTAAGGTCAAATGCCTCCCAGTGAATGAGCCGGGTGCTGGTGCCGGGGATGAATCCATCCGAATGCTTGAGCCCGATTTCGGTGACGGGCTCGTGGCGAACCCCGGCCCCTTGGGTGACTTCACGGGTGACCCCGGCGCGCACACCGCGCTTGGCGAGAACGGCCTTGAAGTGGCCCGGGGTTTCCGTAGCCCGAAGGGAGATGATGGCACGAGCCCAGTTGATGATTTCGGCGCCGCCGGCCATGTCATACATGACCTCGTGCCACAGGCGCTCGCTTCGTTCCTTGCCGGTTGCCGGCTTGGTGGTGTGGTGGATGATGAGATAGCCGAAGGCCGAGTCCCGATTGATGCCGTTCAAGCCCTCGCGCAAGAAGGCGCCGATGTCCCTGGAGTCGGTCACGTCACCGTCGATGAAAGCTTGGAGTGGGTTGATGATGACCAGATCGGGTTTGAATAATTCGGTCTGGCCACGGAGCCAGTTGATGAAGAGGACACCGCGGAGACTGCGCTCGGAGATAATGCGGATATTCTTTTCCAAGGTCTCGCGCTGCTGTGGATTCCAGCCCTTCGCGTGAGCCAGGGACTGCCACACTTCGGCGATGTCGCCGTCGCTATCCTCGGATTGGACGACGAGGATGCGTAACGGGCCGTTCGGGGCTATGCCGAAGAAGGGCATTCCAAGCGCCCAGTCTCCCGCGGCCTGCATCGAGAAGGAGGACTTGCCCATGCCGGAACTGGAGGACACCACCATGCCGTCGCCGCGGTTCAGGTAGCGGTTTCCAAGAAGAATCGAGCGGTCGTTGCCCTTGGGGATTGTGAATGAGAAGGGGGTGCGGTGGGCATTCGTCGGCGCCGACACTCCGCCCGGCCGCTTAAACAAAAGATCGAGACTCGGCGTGTGCATCAGAATTCGACCTCATCTGCCGGCTGGCACGCGCTCACATAGTCATTCAGATCCTTGACCCCGGGATAGGCCGAAAAGTCGAACGGTATCACCGTGCAGCCCGCTCGCCGAAGTTGGCCGTCCCAGCGAATCGCACCCTGGAGTCCGGCCAGGTTCTCGTCGTTGTGCGGGAACATCCAGACTGTCCGCGAGCGCAGAACAGGCATCGCGTCCGGGTGAATCGACTGTGCGGAGCCGAGCATCGCGATGGGCTGGATGTGTGGCGGGCAGACGCAGCAGGCGGCAAGGAAGTCAGGGGCGCCCTCGACAAGCGCGAATTCCTTCGCCGTGGCCCCGGCCACGCCAATCGGCCAGCGCGCTTGGCACCCGGGGATGGTCTTCGCCTTCGGCCCGGACGGCCATGGCTTGCCGTCCATTCGCCGCGCCTGGGCGTTGCGCCTGCTGCTGTCCGTCAAAATCCATGAGTGATGGCGCTCGCCATTATCGGGCACTGGACCGAAGAACAGGTGGCCGCGGTCTCGGGCGACGCGAAGCCCGGATTCGGGAAGGCTGCGGAGGCTGGCAAGCGTCGCGATGTCGTGCTCAGTGCCGCTTCCCATCTCGCGCTGGATGGACGCCCATGTAGGCGATGTCGCCGGAATGTCGCCCTCGACCGGGATGCCGAGAAATTCGCAAGCCTCGCGATAGGCCGTCTTCAGATCGACTCCGCGGACCTGCTGCCAGAGACCCATCATGTCGCCCTTCTGGCCGGTGGAGAAGTCAAGCCACACGCCGGCCTTCGGGCCGGTGAGTTGGATATGGAGCGACTTGCCGGCATCGCCATCCGTGCCGCCGATGACCCAGTTCCCGTGCCGGATGCGGCCGCCGGGAAGGAGATGCAGGCAGGCGCGTTCGCAGTGCTTCGCGAGTTCGTGAGCCAACTCGGTCGCGGTCATTGCCAGCCCTCCCGGTGCAGAGACAGGCCGAAGAGGCGCTTGAGCGACATGACCGCGCAGAGCGGAAGCCATTCGCCGGTTTGGGCGAAGTGGTCTTCGAGGATGTTGAGAAGGCGGTGCATGGCTACTTCGTCGGAGGGGCCATTAGAATTCTACCTCCGGGGAGGCGGCAACCATCGCGATGCGTTTTCCGATCCATGCCATGCACGGAACGGCCATGCTGTTTCCGAGCGCTTTATAGCGCGGACCGTCAGGAGCGGTCGGAGACTTGCGCCACGGGATATTCGTGTAATCCCGCTCCACATCCACGATCAGCTTAACGGAATTCGTGATCGGTGTTTCGCTTGGAATGCACGAAGCGATGACACTTAATGCAGAGCAGAGCCAAGTTGGCTGGATTAAGCGCGAGGTGTTTGTTTTTTGACCAAGGCTTGATATGATGAACATGATGGCTTCGCGCAGACTCGATGCCGCAACGCTGGCACTTTCTTCGTTCTCTTGCCCAAATACGCTGGCAAACCAATTTCCATTCGCGGGAAGAATAAAACTTGTCATGTTCTGCGGTGATGCCGCCTTTCCACGTCCTGCTAAGAGATCCGCTTCTTGCTGCACTGCTACAAGCGCGGCTGCAAAATCTTCTAGTGGCGTAGGCCGGAGAGACATGGCGAACTTTTCCACACCATTGACAGGCCACATTAATCTTCCTGCACTGTGTATGGCGTGAAGCCTCGGCTCGTGCAGCAATCGCACATGGGCGTGAGCAGCAGAGGCGTGGCTTTCCAGGTCGTTCCATAAAGTCGTTTCCGCAGATGATGCATTTTCGCTGCTCGCGTTTCCTTCGGCACGCAAGGCACTGCTTGGCGACCTGAGACATTTTATTTCCACACGCACAGAGTTGTTTTGACGGTCTAAGCATAGGTCAAATACAACACGATCAATCATCGTTGTAAAGCCTTGCAATCTTTCGCATTCGGTCGGAGTCAGCCGACGCACAGCCATCTTGGCGGCGACAGCTTGAACGTGGTGGCGTGCTTCGAGCGTGCATGCCACGCCCTCTTGGCATCCCTTCCCGCTTGGGCCATTCTGGATGTTCTCGCTCACGGCCCGTTCTTGGATTGAATATGCGACACACGCACCCTCGCCACCGGCATCTGCGCGCAGCGCGCCGATGCGTTCGTCAGAAATTTTTGGGGTTGTGTCGTCTTGAAGGCCGATGGCGAAGGCAGTGGGAGCGCTGGCATTTGCATGGCTTCCAGTGTGTCCGCCGGCACGAAGCGTTGGACTGATGCCAAGGGCAGCATCGGCACCATGATCCTTGGACGAAAAGGCGATGGGCTGCGGAACGGCCACAATCGGATTTCCGCGCCCGGTTCCGTCTTCAGATGCGTCAGCGCCCTCGGCTTTTAAGGCGTGCGTCACGTCTCCGGCACCACACTTCGCGTCATCAAAGAAACCTCCTTGCCGCACTGGAAGCAGCGTTTCCGTTTCCGAATCGTTTCGCTGACTTTTCGCAGTCAGTGCCCGTGCTAGATGCGGGAACAAACAGCCCCTCCCCGCCAAGCGCGTGCTGATCCTCAAGACCCTGCTTTTCGCCGAAGCTGGCGGGGCAACTTCTGCGGGCCAGTGAGCAACCGCATGCCTGTCACTTGCATTGACCGTCGGAGCGGGATCGCCCGGATTCCAAACTCCCATCATGTTCGGCGACTTGGCCCCGTTCTTGGCCGCAGCCTGCATATTTATTGGAATGCAACCCCATCCGGTGTCGAAGTAGGTTCCGAGTCCGCCACCGCCTTGAGTGCGAGATGCAAGGCATGGGGCAATGCCTTTCCTCGCTTCTCTGCCCGGCGGAGGATTCCCGAGCACGCTTTCGGGCTCAAAAAGAACCGCTGCGGCACGGGTCCAGTCTCCAAGATTTGCGACAACAAACATACGGCGGCGTCGCTGGGCCACGTTGAAGTATTGAGCGTCAAGCATCCGGTAGGCCCACCCATACCCGAGTTGCCCCAGTCCGGCGAGGAACTGGCCGAAAGCATTTGTTCGGTCTGATAGGACACCGGGCACGTTTTCCCAGACCACCCACTCGGGGCGATAGCGGTCAACCAGGCCAAGAAAGGTGAGCGTGAGATTTCCTCGTGGGTCGGAAATCCCTTGGCGGAGGCCCGCGACCGAGAACGCTTGGCAGGGGGTTCCTCCGACGATGAGGTTGGGTTTGATGTCAGGCCATTCATGGTATTTTGTCATGTCGCCCAGGTTCGTGACATTCGGATAGTGATGGGCCAGCACCGCCGAAGGGAATTTCTCGATTTCTGAAAAAGCGATTGGCCTCCAGCCGAGCGGGTGCCACGCGACGGTTGCAGCTTCGATTCCGGAGCAGACGCTTAGGTAGTTCATGCTGTCCCTCCAGCCTGAAAATAACACCCACCACACCTGCCGCCCCGATGAATGCCCTGTGGCAGACGCCGAGAGATGTGGTGGGGCCGGTTGCCGCCGAAGCGCAGCCGGAAATGAAAAAGCCCGCGTCTGGAGACAGGCGGGCATGGAAAATTGGATTGGATGGACTTCATCGCGGACGGCATTTGCGAGCAAGCGCCGGCGCAGGGATACAGTCAAGCGGGAAAGTTATTTCCCCAGTCCAAACCTTTCCGCCATGTCCACCGACATCCGGAGCGCGTTCGTGATGCGAGCAATCCGGCGCCCGCGCTCGGCGCTTGCCGGCTTTGCCATCTCCTCGTCGAGCAGCCTGACGGCAATGCGGGAATCCCGCACGAGCGCCCGCAGCCAGCGGCGGAGTTCGCGGGCTTGGCGGAAGTGCTTGAGTTCGGTGGGGGTCATTTTCATCGCAGATACTTCGTCCTCACCAGCACGCGCCGCTTCGTGTTGCGCAACTCCTCCAACTTCCGCTCCTTCCTCTGCTGGTGCCTCATCAGCGCCAAATCCACGCGGTCACGTTCCTGATTGCACTCGAAACACGCGAGGACGTGGTTATCCGAGGATTCGTATTCCTCCTGACTCCGACATTCCCGCCGCGGCTTGACGTGATCGACTGTGGCCGCGTTGGCGTCGGTGGCGCCATCGGTAGTGTGGGTAACTGTGCGGCACCAGTAGCGCCGCGGGTCAGCGGCGTGCAGCTCGGCCCGGATGCGGCGGACTTGGTGCGGGGATTGGCGGGAGATGGTCAAGTTGCATCCCTCCTCCGTCTCGCCCGCGCTTCCGCCGCATAATGCTTCAGGTGATAATCGCAGTAAACGCTGACCACGCCATCCGGCATCACGCGAGCCGTATTTCCGCAACGCAGGCACAGGCCCTGGGATCGACGCAGTTGCTTGCAGGCCGGCGGCTTGGGCTTCGGCTTGGGCGTGGTGCTCGGCCACTGTGCGAGGCCGGCGGCTTCAAGGAGCTGGCGGTCTTGTGGGGTGAGGAATATCACGCACCATCCTTTCTCGCCTTCGCGTTGCTTGGCTGCTTCCCCCAAGTCGCCTCAATGTAGGCGCGGAGCTTGGTCGCGGCGGCTTCGGCTTGGGCCTGTGTCTCGTGGCTGAACTGGATGTCGGGATGCGGCGGAGCCCGGAACAGGCGCGGGCCGGCCGGAGTTGTCTGGCCATACGAGGTGGCGTAGAGCGTGTGGCTCTCGGTCTCTAGGTCAAACTGGATAGTGATGGCGGGGATTGCGGCGCTCAAAACTCCACCTCCGTTTCAGGCTGCACCGTCTCCGCAATCTCCGTCTGCACCACCTCGCATTTGCGGATTATGAACGCGCCCGAGTCTCCCGCGAACGGGTAGCCCTTGCGCACCTTGCGAAACCGCTCGCCATCCCAGATGCTGTCGCCTTTTTGGGACTGGCCTTCCACGCGCTTGTAGCCGAATAGGATTTCAGGCTCCGGCGACACGACACGCCTCCTCCGCCACCCGGTTGATAAATTCCGCATTCGCCGCGCTGGTGGGCCGGGCGGACTCAAAGCGGACGGTGCCGATTTCGATGACGGCACCGTGGATGATGTCTCGGTTCAGGTGCTGGAATTCGTTGTCACGGACGATTCCGCCTCCAGCTCCCGACGAGAACTGGGCCAGTTGGATGAGTTTGGGTTTCATAATGAAATCGCGGAGTCTGGGTTGGGTGCGAGACCAGCGAATGCTGCGGCCGAAATCGCGGCCGGTGATGGTGTGGAACATGCGCCCCTTATCCCGTCCAACTGGACAAACGTCAAGCCCGGAATGCCATTTTTTCCCGCTTGACTGGATACGCCATAGGGGCAGCCTGCCGTGGCGAATGAAGAAACATCGCCACCACCGCCTGAGCCGGACGCCGGAAGCCGTCGAAGATCTGAAGCGTTTCGCTTCCGCTCTCCGTTCCCGGCGCGGCACGGCCACGCAGACCAAGATCGCCACCGCCATAGGCATCTCGGTCACGCAATACTCGAACCTTGAATGCGCTCAGAACTGGCCGTCGATGCAGGTGTATGTGGCGCTGTGCCGCCATTTCGGGGTGAAGAAACTCCCGTTTTTCCATGAGCACACTTCCTGAAGGCATCATCCGCACGCCGGAAGGCGTTCACGTTCTCAAGGCGGACAGCCATCTCAGCCGTTGGGTCGAGCAAGCCGGGCGCCTCGACATCGCCGAAGCCGAGATCGCCCACTTCGCCGGCCACATCCCGGAGGGCGGCGTCGTTCTTGATGCTGGTGCCTGCATTGGCGACCACACGGCGACCTACGCCAAGCTGGTAGGCCCGCTCGGCAAGGTTATCGCCATCGAACCCGGGGAACTGGCTTATCAGGCCCTGTGGCGCAACTTCCAGGATGTGCCGCAGGTGGCGACGATTCACGCGGCACTCGGCGCGCACGAGGGCGAGACCTGTCACGTCATGGCAGAGAATGTCGGCGGCTCGCACATTGGCAACGATGGCCCGCCGAATGTTGCGCTCACAACCATTGATGCGTTGCGGCTGCCGCGGCTGGACTTTGTGCATTTGGATGCGGAGGGGATGGAGCCGGATATATTGCGCGGTGGCCGCGAAACCCTGAAACGCTTCATGCCCGTCATGGTCATAGAAATCAACAAGGGCGCGCTGGCCCGATTCGGCCACAAGGACGAGGACGTGTATCGCATCCTGGACGAGCTGGGCTACGGCTGGCGGGAGATGTTCGATCACTGTCACGCCGGAATGGAACAGCGCGACATCATCGCCATTCGCAAGTGAGCCAAGAACTTCCCGTCACGCTCCGCCACCTCGAAGGCACCGACAACCGTCGCCTTGATCTGGTCGTGGTCATCCCGGTTGCCCGATGCGAGTGGCATTTGGCGATGAAGCTGCTGAAGTGGATCGACTGCCTGCGCGATTCTCCAGAGATCATAGTGTATTGCGCCCCTCCACTTTCCAAGGAAGAAAGAGATGCGCTTCACTCGGTAACGCCATGCACCGTGGTTCACGCGACACACTTCAAGGATGTCGGCTATTTTGGGTCGGCCAATCAGATGATAAAGGGCGCGCTGGATTGGATGGAATCCAAGCGACCCGGGAAGGCTATGCTCTACGTCGAAGCCGATTGCGTTCCCATGCGCTCTGGCTGGTTCGACGAAATTCTCGACGAGTATCGCGGTTGCGGTCAGCCGTTCATGGGCGATGTGCATTTGTGCGCAATCAATCACATGACGGGAAACGCGGTGTATCACCCGGAATGGCGCAAGGTCGCCCCGCCGCTGGCGAACCTCCCTGGCCCCGACCCCGAATGGGGATGGGATAGCCAATATGCCGCGGAGACCATCACCCGCGCCCACCGAGCCAAGACCATCCAACAAATCTGGCGCCCGCCGCTCCCGATCACCGCCGAATGGGCCGCCAAGAATATCCGCCCCGAGACCGCACTTTTTCATCAGCAAAAAGACGGCTCCCTCATCGACGTTCTCTGCCAGCAGCGCGGCCTGCCGTTCATCCCGCTTCCCAAGCAGCTTGAGGAATCCACCTACGCCAAGGGCCGGCAGACGCCGGAAGATCCCGCGCTTGTGGCGCAGATGACGCCGCAGCAGAAGATCATTGCCGGCATGCGGACCAGCGGCCAAGTGCCGACCATGGGCATTCTGATTGTCACCTGCGCTCGCCACATGGACTACCTGCGTTACTGCCTCAAATCCATCGAGAAGTTCGCGACCGGGTTCAGCGAGGTCGTCGTTGCCGTCGAGGAATCCGAAGCCGCACAGTTCTCATGGATTCGCAAGCAGCGCGTCCACGTTTACAAACCGGCGCATCCCGACAAGGGAATGCTCAGTCATCAGGTGGTCAAGTGTCGGGCGGACGAAATCATGCCGTCGAGCGATGCGATTCTATTTGTGGATTCGGACTGCGTGTTCTGGAAGCCGACCACGCCGGAATCTTTCGTTGTCAACGGCAAGTTGCGTCTCGTGCGCGAGCGGTATGCGGACGTGAAAAATCCGCTTCGCAAGAACTGGCAGAAGGCGGTCGAGAATTCGATGGGCTTCAAGCCGGAGTATGATGGAATGGTCTGCCACGGCATCGTCCACTGGCGCGAGGTCTTCCCGGCACTACGAAAGGCGGTCGAGGCCCATACGGGGATGAAGTTTGACGAGCACTTCACCGCTGGGCGGAACGAATTCCAGCAGGAGGTCAGCGAATTCGGCAGCATGATTGCGATTGCGATTCGCGACCTCCGCCACCGCTATCACCCCATCGACTACAGCGTGGATGCGGACTGCAAGGAGCTGGGCATCCCATACACGGGGCAGCAGTATGTGTATCGCAAGAGTCGAGATAATCTCGTGGAGTTCTGGGGACACGCTCCGCTGTCGCGATACAAGTCGGACATGGATGCGATTCTGCGGGGAAGAACGCCTGACTACTACCTGAAGTGAATCCTCCACTCGTATCACTTTTGCATGCCACGAAGGGCCGAGCCGAGAAAGCCCTCGCCACCATGCGCCTCTGGGCCGAGCGCGCCAGCAATCCTGGCGAAATCGAATACGTGCTTGCGTGGGAACGGGAGGATCGGGCTACAACCAACCATTTTGACGCGACGATTCCGGGTATGGATGTGCCGTGGATCGGCGGCAGCGTGATGGCGATTCGGGGCGACTTCGGCGGTTCAGCGCCTGCGTGGGACGCGGCTTATCAGGTGAGCATGGGCGCGTTGCTCGTTCAGGTCAGCGACGATTTTTTTCCCGTCGAGCATTGGGATATTGCGCTGCTTGGCCGCTTGCCGACAGGTTGGGAGAACGAGCCGCACGTCATCGCGATCAACGACGGTCTGCGCCGCGACCGGCTCATGTGCCACGCCATTTGCACTCGGGCGTATGCGGACTTGCGCGGCGAGTTCCTGCATGCTGGCTACCAGTCAATGTTCTCGGACAACGAATTCACAGCCCGTGCATATATCGGCGCCGCGAACGGTGAGTGCAACGTCATCGAGGCCCGCGACCTGCTTTTCAAGCACGACCATCACTGTGCCCGCGGCGAGCCGCCTGATGCGACATATGAGTGGACGAACCGCCCGGAGGCTTACGCCGCCGGGCTCAAGTTGTTCAACGAGCGCAATCCGCATGCGTATGGGAGAGATGTTCACCTCTGGCTATGACCCCCCGCCTCTTCATCGCCATTCCCACCTACAACCGCCTCGCGATTGCCGAGCAGTGTATTCCGACGGTGCGGGATGGTATGGCGGATGGAGATGCGCTGGTGGTGTATGATGACGGATCGCAGGAGAAGCCGTGGGAAAGCCCAATCCTAGACAACACTCAGGGAATCTCCTTCGAGCGGTGCGAATCAATGGGCATCGACGCCCAGCGTCGGAAGCACATTTTGGAGTTCTGGAGGAACCGCGAGACACACGGCTGCACGCATTTATACCTGACTGACAGTGACGCATTTCACGATCCTTCGTGGCGCACGGTCGCGCTCGCGTTGCAAGCCGAACACGACGCTCCGGTGTGCTTGTATCGCACTCAGACGCACGCCGATTACCACAACAACATCTATCGCAATGTTCCGACCGAGAACGTAATCTGGCAGCGTTTCGCGCCCGGGGTGTCTTACTTGCTGACTCTCGCGCACTGCGAAATCCTGGCCTATCACATGCCTGAGAAAATCTCGTGGGACTGGTGGGTGCCGTCGATGCTCGGCTATCGCATGGCCATCAGCCGGGTGAGCTACTGCGACCACATCGACAGCGGCGGCCTGCATTCTCCGGAGAAAGGCATCGGCCCAGAACGGGCTACGAATCCTACTCCGTGGCTTGCATCCAAGCGGGAGGAGATTATCAATGCACTCAACGCGCAAGCTGGCCAAAAGCCTTAACATCCCCTACCATGTCCGACGTGCCATCTACCGCCGACGCGCCCGCGTTCACATTGTCCTCCGACCCCGCGCTCCTTGACCGCGAGTGGATCGTGCGCGAGGTGAAAGCGTCCTACTGGGGCGAGCCGCTGACGCCCGAGCAAATTTTGGGCGCGCTGGATGAGTCTTTAGTCATCGGCGCCTACGAGGCCGGCAAGCAAATCGGCTTCATCCGCGCCGTGACCGACAGCCACATCTGGTCGAGCATCACGGACATGCTGGTAGAGGAGCCGCATCGCGGGAAGGGCGTGGGCACGGCGCTTCTCAAGGCGATGGTGGAGAACGATCGGATGAAAAAGACGCTGTGCATCCTTCAGGCCCGGCAGGCGGCGTGGCTCTGGTATTACAGGCATGCCGATTTCCACGTCATCGACAAGGCCCACGGGATTATGCGGAGGATGCCGCGATGACGATCACCCGTGACGACATCCTGAATGCCTTCATCCGCAAATCCACCGGCGCGTGGATGGAGACCTATGGCAAAATCTGGGGGCGCGACCGCACCAAGGGGCTCATTACTCCGAAGCTGAATTTCCTCCAGCGCAAGATTCAGCGTGTGATTGAGAAGCTGGAGGACATGGAGCTGCCCATCCGCATCCTCGGCCTCAAGCCGCGCGCCCGGGGATCGACGACTTACTTCACCGCCCTCGGATACACCCTCATGCGGCGCACCCCCACCTCAGCGGTTTTCATTGGCGGCCAGAGTGATCAAACCGTCGGTCTGTGGAACATGCTGAAGACCTACCACGCAAACGACCGATTTGACTGGGGAAACACCGGCGAGGTGAACGAAAAGGGCGCGATTTTCACCAACGGAAGCCGGGCAAAGAAAGAAACCGCCAAGGACGTGCAGGCGGGCATCGGCGACACTTACCAGTTGCTGCACGCCACCGAGGCTGCACGCTGGTCTCAGTATGGCGTGGCCAATGCCGCGGACGTGATGGCGAACATCCTCAAGGCCGTCCCGATGCTGCCGCACACTTACGTCTTTCTGGAATCTACCGCCGAGTTCGCATCCGGCGATTTCTACGAACGCTGGATCGGCGCCATTGATGCGGATGATTTTCTCTCGGACAGGGTTGTTCCGAAACCCGGCGACTACATCCGCGTATTTGCAAGCTGGTTTGAGTTTGAGGAATCGCTGCTCCCGGGCGAAATGTCCGAGGAGGAGCGTCGCCACATCGAACTCACGCTGGATGCCGAGGAATGGTATCAGGGCGAGAAGGAGCTAAAGCAGCTTTATGGCGTGACCGAGGATGGCGTCACCCGGCTCGGAACCAGCGTGACCTGCGGCGACTGGATCGACCAGATCGCGTGGCGTCGGTATGCCATTGAGAAGGAGTGCAAAAAAGACCTCCAGAACTTCTGGCGCGATTACCCGCACTCTTGGCAGGATGCCTTTCTCAAGGCCGGAAATACGCGCTTCAACCAGGCGGGGCTCGCCGTGGCTCGCAAGCGGCTGCAAACCGTCGTCCCACTTCACGGCATCATTGAGGAGGGCAAGAATGGTCGCGCGGTCGCATTCCGGCAGTCCTCCCAAGGTGAGGCCGTGGTCACGATCTTCGAGAAGCCGAAGAACGGATGCAAATACATCCTGTCGGTTGATCCGATGACGGGCATCACGCAGACGGGCGGCAAAGAGCCTGACCGGCATGGCGTGTTCGTCATGCGGGCCGGATACTGGAACGAGAAAGGGAAGTGGTGCCGGCCGGCAACTGCGGCCCGAATTGTCCAGTGCCGCTTCGATATAGACGTTCTGGAGGTGCATGTGTGGCGGCTGGCCCGATACTATGGCGGCCACAGCGGCTGCATGATCGCGGTGGAAGTGAACATGGATCGCGGCATCATCGAACTGCTGAAGCTCCGCGGCGCCAACTTGTATGCGCGAGAGATTTTCAACCGCCGGGACTACAAGACCACGGAGGCGCTGGGCTTCCAGACAAACGAGCGCACCCGCGAGGCGATGGTCGAGACCCTGGCATCAGCCATCCGCGAATACGATGCGCCGGGACACGGCATCGACATTTGGTGCCCGCAGGCACTGGAGCAGTGCGAGAACTTCGTGCGAAAGAAGAACGGGCGAAGCGAGGCGGCGGATGGGCACAAGGATGACGATGTTATCGCCATCGCGCTCGGGCTAGAGCTGATCGAGCACGCGACGCCGTATTTCATACAGCAGACGGCTGCGAGTGCCTGGTTCCAGCCGCCCAGTCGCAGCAACGTGCAGGCTGGGCCTGGGGCGTATTCTTAATTTATGCCAAACGTAATCGTAGTTAAAGTAGATGTCCGCCTCTTGGAGAAAGCTCGTTTCTTCGAGGGCAAGGAAAAGAACGGCCACAAGCCGCTTTATGCGGATCTGGTTCTCATACCCAAGAAAGAGGTAGGCCAGTATGGCGACACTCATTTCGTAGTGCAGTCGAAGAAGAAAGATGAGAACATCCAGATGCCGATTATCGGCTCGGCGACGGAGCTAGGCGGACAAGCGCCGAAACAGCAGGCCCCGTCCGCCCAGCGACCGCCGGCACAGGAGAATCTGGATGAAGATATCCCTTTCTAATTATGAAAAAACTAAGACATGAATGGGCGTTTGAGTTTAATTTTAGCCGGAATCGTTACCTGCTTCCGTATTTCGCATACGGAGTTCTCGGCCATGATGGCGATTGGGCCATCGGGTTCATGGGGATATACGCAAAGAGAACCGTATATTGGGGTTAAATTCCCGCTTGACTGGACAAGTCTCGCGCCCCAGTTTGGCGTCCTCGTTCTTTGCTAATAGTGTGTGCATAGTCATAGCGCCGGCTCATTCGACATGGGTGAGCCGGCCTCATTTTCTCACCCGTCGCCGGAAAAACCAACAGGTCTTGAACGGAACCTTAAGCGGGCATGAGGGCTTCGTCTTCGCGAGGGGACGAAGTATGCTTCGGTAGCTCAGTAGGCAGAGCCGCTGTTCTGTAAACAGCAGGTCGGCGGTTCGATCCCGTCCCGAAGCTCCAATTTACCCAACAACTACGCAGGTGCGCTGCGGCGAGGCAGCAGGAAGCTGAAATCCGAAAGGGTCTTCTAAGGCACTAAACCGCGAAAGCGGCTTCCGCGCTGCATCTAGGCGTCAGTATCATGGAGGATAGCCTACGCCGATGATCCTCACTCGGGCCTCTCGCGTTGGGTTAGCCCCGCTGGCTTCGGCTGGCGGGGCTTTCTTTTTGACAATCCCCATCCCCGTATCCACACACACGGATACAAATGCCAACCAGTCCCACCAGACCGCCGCCTTCAATGGCGCCGCGAGCCGGTTCGACTCTGCCTCCTGATGATGAGGACGAGGAGGATAACGTGCTTCCCGGCGGTGTGATGCCGCCTCCTGTGAGGCCGATTTCGCCGGTGGCCCGCGCTCGTCCTGTGCTGGACGCAGGCCGTCTTTCCGATGATCCGCAGGAGCGCGCTAAGCAGTCGATGGCCCGTGCCGAGGCTGACTTTGAAGCCAAGCAGCGGGCGGTGAATCCTTTCCTGTATTCCGGCGCCGTCAAGTCGCTGGCGAAGGTCGGCGGACGGCGTTACATGGACCGAGCGGTTCAGGCCGGCGAGGCGGCTTACGCCGACCAAGTTCAGGCCGAGCGAGCGCGGGCCGTAGCCGAGCGCCAGCAGCAGGTGGAAGCACAGAAGGCACAGAACGCCCAGCGCGAGGCCCAGATGCGCGGAACGCGGCAGCAGTTCTACACCGACCCCTACGGCAACATTCAGCCGGTGCTCGATCCGACTGGCCGCCCGCTTTACCGCCCGACCACTTGGAGCGCCAGCAAGCACCCGAAGGACGGTCGGCCCGTGATGGAGATGCTGGACCAATACGGCCAGCGCCAGTTCAAGGATTATCCGCTGGTGACGACGGATGACCCGAACGACATGCAGATGCACTGGAACGTGGACGGCGAGTTCGTCCCGGCCATGAGCATTGACGATGCGATAAAGCGTGGTGGGAAGATTGCCAAGCAGGCCCGGGTTGCGCGGGAGCAGAAGCTGAAGGCCCAGATTCGGGAGTCCACGGCTCCGGCTAGGCGAGAGGTCGAGGCCGTTGACCTTGAGATTGCGACCAAGCGTGCTGAGGTGGCTGATCTAAATCGCCGCTCGGAGGAGCTGGCGCGCGCTGGTGACGCTGTGCGCGCCGCAGAAATGGCAAACTCCGCACTCGCCTTGGAGGATGAGCTTAACAATAATGCCGGCGAACTAGGGGCTCGCAAGCGGCTGGCTGATGCCCGGTATGGCTATGAGAAAATCCGCGCCGAGCGGGATGGCCACTTGGTCAACCGTCAGGAGATCGCCGACCGGCTGATTGCCGAGGGCATCGACCCGGCTTCTGATCCCGGTTACCAAGCTAACGAGAAGGCACTGGCGCAGGTCGAGAAGACGCTGGGCTACGCCAAGGCTGCACTGGGGCGCATGGGGCAGCCGGTGGTGGCCCAGCCCGCGACCCCGGTGGCTGCCGAACCAGAGAGCCGAATCAAGTCCGTAGGAAAGGCGCTCGCTCGTGGCGCCACCGCTGAACGCATCTATGCTGCCGGCGAGGGCCTTGCGCGTCTTATGGAGGGCATCGGCCGCACGGGCTGGATTCCCGGATTCGGCGCCGCCCCGCGCGGCATGGAAGGCGCGGCGAGGTGGTATGGCAATGCTACGCGGGATGTGCGAAAGGCCATCCGCGAGGCACTGCCGCTGGACGAGGAGTTCTCGCGTTCGCTCACTGGACAAGTTTCCCAAGGCATCGGCCAAGCCATTGGCACGCTCCTGACCGCCGCGCTTGGGCCTGCTGGTCTTGCGGTCGCATCCATCGGACAGATTTACGATGAAGCGTATCAGGACGCCAAGCAGGCCGGCGCCAGCGATTCCGAGGCCAATGCAGCGGCGGTTAAGTATCTGCCGGCCGCGGGACTCGATTTCCTTTCCGACCGTCTCGTGGTGGGTCGGATTATGAAGCCACTGGTCGGCAAGATGACCGTGGGCGCCGTGCTAAAGGACATCTTGGTTTCTGCCGTCGCGGAAGGCGCCACCGAAGGCGCGCAGCAGGCGTATCTCAATCAGGTCGCGTCGAAGCTGGCGGGCTACGACCCGAATCGCGTGTTCGACAAGGAGGTTTACGATTCGATGCTGGTGGGTGCGATCACTGGCGGCGTCGTGACGGGTGCTGGTCGTGGAGCCCGTGCGGCGCTATCGGGCGGCGAACCCGAAGGCGGCAACGTCCAGACGCCGGAGCAGCCGCCAGTTGAGGGTGGTCCTCCGGCTACCCAGACCCCGGAACAGGCGCAGGCGGAGGCTGAATTTCAGCGGGCGCTGGCGGAGGAGCCGGTGGCCGCCGCAGAGGCCGCGCCCACCCCAGAAGCCGCTCCAGCCCCCGTGCAGGAAGCCCAGCCCGCGCCGACCGAGCAACCACAGCCCGCCGAACAGCCCGCGGCCGAGGAACTCCCGGCTGGCCGTCCTCCCGTCGTCGAACAATCGCCGGAAGCCACCGCCACCGACCGTCGCCAATACGACATGCTCCAGCGCCGCATGAGCGAACTGCTCAAGCGTGGGGGTGCCGACGCCGTGGGCTCGCCCGAATACCAAGCCGCGTGGCAGGCCAGCGAGGACATCAAGAACCGGCATGGCGGGATGCCGCCGGGGGAGGTGGCGGGGGAACCGCGCCCAGTTTCTCAACCATCAACCGAGGAAACCCAAAATGCCAGCATCCAGCAAAGCGCAACTCAGGTGGGTGAACAGCCCGTCGGGACACAAGGCCCTCGGATCGAAGGGGGTTCGGGAGTGGAACAAAGCGTCGAAGGGATTGAACCTCCCCGAGCGCAAGCATCCGCCGTCCCCGGTGAGCCGAGCGTTTCGTCCCAAGAAGTAGCTCGTCCCACCGCCGAACTCCGCCGGAACAATGCCGACTTGGGCCAGAAGCCCGTCGCCCAGCTTTCCCGCGCCGAGAAATATGCCGAGCTTGAGGCGGCAGGCGTCAAGCAATACAAGGGCAAGCCGGTGTCTGAACTCAACCCGGCGGAACTCAGCGCGGCGGTAGGACAGGCTCGACGCGGAGGCGAATCCCAGCCGCTCCTGACCGAGCGGGCCGAGGCCGCGCTACGCAAGGCCAAGATCGACACTCGCGGAAAGGTGTTCGACGTGACCGGCGCCACTGCCGCTGCCGCTTGGAACGCGGCCATTGACCTCGCTATTCTCGGCGTGAAAGCCGGACGCCCCATCGAACAGGTCATCCGCATTGCGATTGCCCGCTACAAGGCGGCGCACAAGGCGGCGACAGAAGCCGAACTCGCGCGCCTTGATACGGCCATCCGGAGTGCCGTTTCCCAGCCGCCAGAGCCCACGCCTAAAGGCAAGGAAAAGTCGCGCCTTCCCGAATCCCTGCGCGCCGCTGGCGCCCCCGTTGAATCCATCGAATACGAGGTTCGCAACCAGGAGGCGCGCAAGCAGGAGGCATCCGAATTCGTCCGTAAGAACGGCCCCGAAGCCGCCGAGGCCGCGTTGACCGATGCCGCCATCCCGGGCGACACCCGCGTTGCCATTGGCGGCCAGCTCATCAACGACCGGATGATGGCGCTGGCGGAGGCCAAGCCGGAGAAGGTCCGCGCCATCACCCGCGACATCCAGCGCATCACCGCCAAGATGCAGCCGGAACTGGCGACCAAGGCCGGTCAGCAGATTTCGATGTTCAGCGCCATCTATCAGGATGTCGCAACAGCCGCTGGCATGGAATACATCCGGGAGGCTGGTAAGCGCCGCTCGGATGCGCTTGGCGGCGAACGCGGCGAACAAGCTGCTCAGGAAGCCGCCGACATCTTCAACCGGAAACTGACGCCCGAGGAGCGCAACAAGGAGATCGAGCGCCTGAAGGAACGCTACACCGAAAAGCCGGTGCGAAAGATGCTGAATGAGTTCAAGCGTATGCAGGTCGCGCAAAAGCTGAACGAACTCGGCGTTCTCACTCGCGAGGACATGATTGAGGTCGCCGGCAATGCGCTTGGAATCCCAGGCATCGACCCGAAGAAGCTGAAGCACATCGCACAGTTGGCGGACAAGGTGAAGGGCGCGAAGAACGAGGCCGAGCGAGCAAAGGCGGAAATCGAGCTGGCTGATGCCCTATCGGTTTACAAGGGCCTTAACCCGCTCGATCTTGAGGCTTCCATCCTGACGCTCAACATCCTTTCCGGCCCTTCCACCCAGCTTGCTAACTTGGGCGGCAACACCCTCCAGTCGCTCTCCGAACTTGTCTCGACTGCGGCGACGAATCCCAGTCAGACTCCGGCGTTGGTTCAGGGTCTTATCTACGGCATGGGGCTTGGGGCCACCGAAGCCAAGTCCATCCTTCAGACCGGCCGCGGTAGTCGAGACTTTCAGGACAAGACCAATCTCGCCGGCTCGTCCCTTCAGACCGTGGACTATGCCCGCGACTTTCCGAAGGTGGGTAAAGCTGCCGGCGCCGTGCTCACCGCCCGCGCCCGACTGGTCGAGAAGGTCAGCCGCGTGATGAAGGCGACCGACGCCATATTCTACTACCCGGCCCGAGAAGCCTACGCCAGAATGGTCGTCTCCAAGTTACTGGAGGGCAAGGTTGCCCCGGCGGACATGAAGCGCGCCGTGGATGAGGTGCTTCACATCACTCCCGTCCAGTTCAAGCAGGCCGAGGCTGCTGCCAAGGCCGAGGGCTGGGAGGGCATCGACCTTGCACGCCGGACGGCAGACATCATCGAGGAACGTCGTGCCCAGCGACCGGAAGGAGCGGAAGCCGTCAGGCAGTCGGAGCAATTCGCAGCCGAGGCGACTTACAACCAAGAGCCGGTCGGACTCGCCGGAGTCGTCTATCGCAATGCGGCCAATCTGGTTAATCAGGCCCGGGTCGGCGGCGCTCCGATTCTGAAACCGTGGCTCATGTTCCTGCGCACGCCAGCCAACGTCTTCAACGCGACCACGAATTACACCCCGATGGGTGCCGTTCGGGCCAAGCTGGGCATGCCCGACAGCAAGCCGGGCGAGTGGAAGAATTTCACCCGTGAGGAGCGCAAGCGTCTCTATCTCCAGAGTCTCATCGGCACGTCTCTGATGTCCGCCCTTATTTGGCGTGTGCTTGAGAAGGAGGATCTGGATGTCACCGCTCGCGGCCCCGAGAATCCGGCTCAGCGTCGCCAGCTCATGCAGGGCGGATGGATGCCTTACTCCATCAAGGTCGGCGACAGGTATTATTCCTATAAGGACAGCCCGCTTCTGGTTCCCCTTTCGGTAGTCGGAAACGTCGCCGATGCGGTGAAGTATCAGAAGGCCAAGGCCGATCAGTTGTTGGAGAATCGCGTGACGGATGCTCTTTTCCAAGCCCCGCGCGTGATGTTCCAGACCTCCATGCTTTCCGGCCTCGCGAACCTCATGTCCTCGCTTTCCGGCACCGGGCCGACGACCGATATTGGCCGCGAACTTGGCGGCCTCCCGGCCAATCTCGCAATTCCCTACAATCGCCTGCTCCAGCAGGTTGACCAAGTATTTGAGCCCCGCCAGTTCCAGACCGGAGCCGTCCAGTCCAATGTGCCTTTCCTGCGCCGTGAGGGCCAGCTAAAGACCGATGTCCAAGGCCGTCCGGAAACCTACAGTCCGTTCTCCCGCTTCGGCTCGCCGGAGTCCAAAGACCCCGTGGATGTCCTGATCCGCGACAAGCATGTGTTCATTCCGGACGTGGATCGCTCCGCCAAGATTGGCGACAAGCCCATGACCGACGAGCAGATCGCGGAATACCGGCGCATCTCAGGGGAGAGAATTCGCTCGCGGCTTCTCCGTATGGTGCCTATTCTCAAAGCCAAGACCAAGGAAGACGTGCAGGACGAAATTAGCCGCGTGTCTCGCGAGGAGCGTGACCGGGCCAAGAAAATCATCGCGCGCCAACCTATTGAACGCTGAACACCATGCCAGACCCCCAATCCCAAGTCGGTAAATTCCTTTCGGACGTGCAGGCCGTGATCCCGGCACTCCCGGCCGGCGGCGACGAGCCGATGGTGCCGTTCCAGACCGCCCTGAAGCTGAATCGCGACCAAGAGAAGCGGATGATTGAGCACGCTTTCAAGCGCATGGGGGAAATCTCGCGCGAACTCGGCCGCGACCAGACCGTTCAGCCGAACTGGTGGATGAACAACGGACAGTCGCAGAATCAGGCGCTGGCGAGCCAGGGCCTCGTGCCGACCGAAACCTTCCTTGGCAAGCGCGCCCGCTTCGATGCCACGTTTGCGAACGATGTCGCGTGGCGGCCTTACACCTTCGGCCCGGACAACATCTTCTTCTCGTCCAACATCCCGGTGCCAGTCGTCCGCCGCGTGTGCCGGCAGATGATTGCGCGGGCCAAGAATGCGTTCTTCGGGACTGACCCGTGGTTCTCCATTGACCCGACCCCGGTGCCAGAGTTCGACCCGGAGGAACATGCCGAGCGAGCCGACCGGATAGAGAAGTTCTGCCGCTTCAAGCTGGGCGAGTCCCAGTCGGACGCGAAGGCTTCTGCCGGCCGCGCTATCGCCCGTGCGCTGATTCTGGGTGAGGCCGTGGTGAAGACCTCGTATGTTGTCCGCGACCAGATTTTCAACGTCGAGGCGACCGTCCTTCACGGCGTCGATGGTCAGCCCGTGCGCGCCTCGGACGGCAATTTCATCACCGAGGAAGACCAGTGGGTTGACGCGCAGGATGGAATGGGGACGATGGTGTTGGAGCGCGACCCGAGCGTGGTTCGTCCGCTGGCGCCGATCTACCAGAAGATCCCGCTTGATCGCCGGCAGGTGCTGTTTGAGGGCACGAAGTCGGATGTCATCTACTACAAGGACTTCCTGTGTCCGCTGACTGCGGCGGATGAGCAGCAGGCGGATTGCGTGATCCATCTTTATGACAAGCCGGTGATGGAGTTCGTCGATCTCGTGGTCAAGCGAGGCATGGTGGATGACACAGCCGAGGATCGCATCAACGCCGCACAAAAGATGGTGGCGCTCGTGAAGAAGATGGCGGACAACAGCCAGCTCCCGAAGTCTGCGGCCAACATGCAGTCAAGGCCGAACGAATACTTCTCCGGCGGTCCATCCGTTGAGACTGGTGGCCCGATTTCAGAGTTCGCCGAGTTCTACATGTGGTATGACGCCAACGGCGATGGAATCGCGGAGAACATCATGCTCGTCTGCGATAAGGTGACGCAGGCGCCGATTTTCTACGACCACGTTGCGAATGTCACCACGGATGGCCTTCGCCCGTTGAAGGTCGTGCGCGTGAATCCGGTGGAGGGGCGGTGGTATGGCGTGGGCATCATGGAACTCTTCGAGAGTTACCAGAACATCATCGACTTGTTGGTGAATCGCTGGAATTTCTCCCAGAGCCGTGCCGGCCGCGTGGACTTCTGGCGTCCGACCGACACGCAGGAGGGCGACCGCGATCCGAACCTGAAGATGAACTATGGTGGAACATACACAGCGAAACCTGGTATCGACCCCACCGAAATCCTCACCTCGGTTTACTTGCGAGATGAAAAGTTCGCCGACCTTGAGCGGATGTTCACCCTTTTCTTCCAGCTTCTCGCAAACGAGAGCGGCGTCAGCAATGCGAACGACGCCGCGGCTGCGGGGCTGAATACCTCGGACCTCGCCACTGGCATCAACAACATCCAGCAGAGCGGCCTTGAGCTGACGGAACCCATGCTACAGGACTTGAAGCCGGGCATTCAAGACGTGCTCACACGCGAGGTGGAGATCACCTTGGCCAACATGAATCCCGTCGAGGTGTTTGAATATCTCAACGGCGACACCAAGGGCATCGACACTATCACCCCCGATGATGTCCGCGGCCTGAAATTTAAGGTCAAGATCGAGTTGGACACCAAGAACGATCAGCAGAAGATTCAACTCTCCACTGCTGCGGCTGCACTTGTGGAAAGATTTTATCTCTTGGCCCCTTCCGTGCAGCAAAAAGTAGTCGGGTTCTATCGTGACCAAGTTCGCCGACTGTGCCCGCGTTGCGATGTCAAGTCGGTCATTTCCCCGGTTGAGCCCACTGGCCCTCAGCCCGAGGCGCCTCGCAAGACGGTGACGGTTAATATCAAAGGCGAGCAGCTCACGCCCGAGCAGCGCGACGAACTCCTTCAGGAGCAATACGACGTTCAGGCCGCTGGCGCACAGCCGCTCAAGACACGGGATCAAGGCTCGGTTGAGAAGCTAGGAGAGCCTGCGCCTGCGACCGAGTTCAGCGCCCAACTTAGCCAGCGGATTCGGAAGAAGGCGTCGCCGAGCTAAATTCCCGCTTGACTGTATATCTCGCAGGCCGCAACCTGCGGTCACATGCCTGCCGTTTCTGTAGCCCAGCCAATCGTCGCCGCCCTTGTGCGCGTGCTCAAGAAGCACAAGGCTCGGGTGATTCACAAGGAGTCCGATGATGGGAAAATCCGCATCTACATCGAGATCGCGGCGGAAGACGCAGCCAAGGCCGAGAAGATGATTTTCACTGATTAAACCATGCATATACTGACCCTTAGCAACGAATTCGCCTTCTCGCCCGACGACAAGGTTTCACCGGGCCGCTACATTGTTGAGGACGTGAGCGGCGCCCAGCTCCTCGTGGTCTCGGGGGGCGGGATGATGGAGCCGTTGAGGGAGAACAGAGTTCCGATGTTTAATGGCGTCATGGGGGGAGACGATGGCGTGCTTTATTCCAGCCAGAACAACGGAAGCGGGACGCGCCCCTGCACCTCCCTCCTCATCGGCCGAACCGGCGGCCTTGGAGACCTCACGCTCCTTACCCCCGTCCTCCGCGAAATCAAGCGCCGCTGGCCGAGCGTCAAGATCGCCGTCGCCTGCATCAAGGAACTCGGCCAAGCCATTCACAATATTCCCTTCATTGACGAGGTGCTGAATTACCCGGTGCCCTACGAGTTGGCTGACAAATACGACGGCTGGATTTGGCTGGAGGGCGCGCTGGAGGACAACCCGGACGCGAAGACCCTGCACTCCGTCGATTGCGTGGCCAAGTTCATCGGCCTTGAACTGCCCGAGGGCTGTGACAAGCGGCAGACCTACGTCGTCACTGACAAGGAACGCGCTTGGGTTCAGTGGGCCTATCCGCGCATCAATGGAACGCGCCGACTGTGCATCCAGGTGGGCGCCTCGGCCCGATGCCGCACCTACCCGCAGCAGAAACTCGGTGTCGTCATCGCCGAGATGCTAAAGAAGGGCTGGGAGGTCTTCCTGCTCGGCCAGCCCGGCGAAGTGAAGATTCCTGACCAGCCGCGCCCCGGACTTCGCATCGTCACCGACGGTGCCACTTTCCGCCAGCGGGCGGCTTTGGTGGAATCCTCCGACTGCGTTTTGGCTCCCGACTCCAGCCTGACGCATATCGCGGGCGCGCTGGAAGTCCCGGCCGTTGCCCTCTACGGCCCGTTCCCGTGGCAGATTCGGACAGCCTACTGCGAGACCACGCGGGCGCTTACCCGGCAGGAGGGTTTTCCGTGCGCGCCTTGCCATCACCACGCCACCATCCAGAAGCAGTTCCCGGACAACTGCCCGACGAAGGCCAAGGGCTTCTGCGGCGTGCTGGACGCCATTCCGCCCGACCAGATCATCAAGGCCATCGAGGAGCAGACTGCGAAGTTTGCGAAGAATGTGGTGCAGTTTGAAGATTATGCCAAAGCCTAACCAGCCCCCCTCCGTCCGCGGCACGCGCCGTGACCAAGCTCGCATGACCGCCGGCAAGTCTGTTCTGAAGGACGTGGCTGCCGGTGTTTCTGACACGGGCCTCATCGGCATGGACGACCTGAAGGACGCCATCTACTATCTCGACGGCACGCTTTTCATCGGTGCTGGCATGTCCAAGGCTGGGCGCAAGCTGCGAGAAGAGGCCAAGAAGCGAGGGCTGTTGTAATGGACCCGGTTGCGATTCAGAGAAAGAAACGCGAGGCCGCTTCGCAGGATCTGGCTGACATTGAGGCGCTGTCGAAGTCAGCCCCGTTCAACCGCTACTTTGTCGGCGAAATCAACCGGCTGTTTCAGGAAAGCCAAGAGCTTGCCTTGAGCGGAAAAACTGCCGAAGACCGAGATCGCGGTCGCTACCGGGCAATGCTCCTGCGCGAGATTAGCGAGATGCCGGCGAAGCACCGGGCTATTGCTGAGGCTATTCTATCCGCACCTGATATAGTCGAGCCACGCCCGACGCAGGCCGGTTAGCGAAGAAGCACGTCAGAAGGATAGCGAGTCCGCGCCGGCTGACCAAAGCGGCGGACATAGCGGCCCGCCTGAATTCCGCGCAGGCGGTCAAACGTGCCCTGCATAGATGTGCCGATGTCCGCGTCCTGATCAAAGGTCTGCGGAGCAACATCCTGGCCTCCAGGGATTCCTGTGCCGCGTTGGATGAATGGCGGACGGGGGATCGCGGTGGTGGTGCTCTCCATCTGGATGTTGTTGTCGCCCGTGAGTGGATTGGCGCGCTCGGTTTGCTGGGGTGGACGATAGGGGGGACGCGAAACCGGAGTGAGGCGCCGAGCGTGCTGAAGTGCAGCGGCGCCCGAGTAGGTGTTGTAGTTCGGCGCGGGGGACGGCGACGGGGAAACGTCAGGCGCGATCCCCGTGCGTAGAAAATCCATCGCGGCAGCGGAAGGGGTGGTCGGTGTGACGCGGGTCACGGGCGGCCGATTAAGACCGCCGGAGGTCAGCGTTCCGAGATAGCGCCCCCCGAAGCGGTTGATGCGCTGGACAGGAGATGGAGCGAAGTCAGCCATGACTGGGATTGCTAGGCGGAGTTTTGGTTTTTGTCGAGAATGGAACGAGACGGTTGAGGGCCTCTTGGCGTGCTTTGCATGCCGAGCAGGGGCGGATTCCGACAAGACGGGTGGCCGATGCCACCGCGTCCCCCAGACCTTTCCAGCGGGCGGCGCGTTGCTGGGCAGTGATGATTTTAGTCATGGGCAGGCGTCTCCGCAGTTGAGGCGCCCTGGGCAGATCAGGCCGATGTCGTAGAGAGATTGGGATGGGTTTGTCGTGATCGCCGTCTCGGCCGACAAAGAGGCCTCAAGCTTGATGTCTTTGAGGCAACACGGGCCGGCTGCTATAAAATCGCCCCTTGTATAGAAGATAAAGCGGCCAGTGTAGGGGGCCACAAACGTGCCTCCGACCGTTTGCACATTGGCTTGCCCCGAAGCATTGAGGACATCGATCACCGCGCCGGTGGTGCCATCGCGCACTTCTGCGAGCAGCGAGAATTGATCGCAAACCTCGCCACCGCCCGGAATCGTGTAACATGGAGGAGCCTCATCACATTCTTGGTAAATGCATGTGAGAATGGCGGAAACCGTAATGGTCTCGCCGCCCACCAGATTTACCGACAACAAGCCGCCTTGGAAGCCGAGGGTGCAACCTTCATCAACAACTTGTCGCAGCTCAAAGGCTGAACCAACGAGATAGGCGGTCTGGCCGCCAGTGCTCACAAGGTTCACGTCGGAATACAACTTACAATCGTGAATATATTCGGCCATCTCTTCCGCCGACGCACAATCCGCATACCAGCTCCCCGTAGCCTCGGTCAATGGTGGCAGCAGCAGCTTCGGACACGCCTCCAACTGCCGGGAGATGCCGCTGTCGTTCCAGAGGGCGATGACGGGATTGGCAATCATGGTATTATCACACGAGACGGGAAACGTGAGTGTCCAATCATTCGTTGTGCCGTAGTAAACGCGAAGAATGTAAGTGCCGTCTGACGGTATGCTGAAATTGTAGGATTGCGGGCCGAGGCCCATTTCTTGCGACCCAATCAGCGTCCCGTCGCATAGCCACAGGGTTACATCTCCGCCGCCCTCAGCCAAGTCGGAGGTCACGGTTAATGTGCTTCCGGCAAGAAGGGTAAGGCTGGCATACATCCTCGCCCTGCGGGACTCAAAAATCCCGCCGTTCACATTTGCCGTGAAATCGAAAGCGTTCGCCACCGGAACCGACATCGAGAAGCTGAAAGAAGTTGGGCCGAATGGAACAATCGGATTCTCGATATACCCAATGCAGTTGCTGGTAAGGTCGGCAATAGCAGTCATCGCGGCGGAGTGACTTGAGAATATGGATGTGACCCGCCCATCTGGCATGGTTGGAATGAGCAATGCACATTGACAAGGCACTGGAGGGGCGCAGCACACGCATGGGTTCGGCGCCGCGAATATCGCTGGATCGAACGGGTTCACGCGCCTGTCGTCCAGTAATACGGCGGCGAATCCGCCGTGCAGACGCTGACATTCTGCGACCACGCCATGCTGGGGCGCACCGCTGTAATAACCGACGAAGCCACATCCACCTCGCCTATTAGCCTATACGAATCGGTGGCCGTGTCCGAAGGCACGGTGCCCGCGCTGCTGCTCAGAACCTCCGGGCTGCTGGCGGTGGTTCCACTGATCGAAACGTGCATGTAGATGGCCCAAGTTCCGTTCACCCCGCTCACGTCGATGTTCGTGTTGATGCCCGCAGGCGTCGCGCCGCTCACGGTGCCCAGAAGAACCTTCACTTTCGTATCATCAACCTGAACCAGCTTGAGCGGCCAGTCGCCTGTGGTGCCACCGCCACCACCCTGTCTCGGCGTTTCGCTGTCCACGCTGCGGTCATAATACACCGCCGGCATAGCCCGCTTCGGGTTAATCGATGGCCATCCTGTATTCGGCGCATGCATCAGAAATGGTAGGTGATAACCGTTCGGCGATAGACCTTCGTGCCGTCAACCGCGGTCAGATACGGGTCGTTATCCACTTTGAGCGTCACGGTGCCTGTCGGAAAGGTGGACGGAATGGATGAAAGCAACGACGCGGAGAACGTGTCGCACAACACGCCGTTATACACATCGTTAGTGCCGCTCTGGCCAGAAGCCTGCGCGAGATACCCGCCAAGGCCGCGTTGCGACTGCACGGCGATACCAGTGTCAGTCGGGGTATAGGTTTCGTAAAACGATGCATACGCCTTCACCTCGAACGGAGTCGTGGCATTCTGCGTTGTTCCGAAGCTTACCTCTACATCTACCAGAAGCGTGCGTTGCTTCGGAGGACGAAGGACGAATTGCGGCGGCGTGCCAGTGAACTCTGCAATGCCGGGTTCCTCAAACTCCATCTGCTTCTTATAGGTATCCGTGTCTGGAGGCTTCTTCCACACGGCTACATTCTTCCAGAAACCGTTATCCCGTGCGTGCGTAATCCGCACATTATAGGCCGTGCCGCTGCCAGGATACGCCGGGACTAGCGTGCCGTCTCCATCGTTCTGGCTGACGGTATAAACCAGTGCACCGTCGGGCTCACCTTCCACGCTGACTTCTATCGAATTGCCGCCACCGAAGCCCGCGCGAGATTCCCACATGCGGTATCCGTCGTCATCTTGCACATCAAGTGCGAACAGGACGAATCCAGTTGGCTGAGTAATGGGATTGGCCGTGACAGAGGATGCGGTGATATACCTGATGGTGCAAACCACTTCACCCGTGGCGGAGTTAGGCGTGCTTGGGTTGAACGCGATGTTGCCGCCTTGTCTGTTTGTGTAGCTGCGAGAAATTTCTCCACCCGTGCCGCCGGTGCCGATGGCATTTGCGTAGCAGTATTTATACAACCGCAACCCGTTGACGTATTCCTCGCTCTGCGTGATGAGCGTATATCCGCTGGGCGTCGGGGGAACTTGATTCAGATACGTCAGGCATCGCAGCTTCAGTTTGCCCCCGAACTTCAGTTCCTCGGTGTCGGACATTTGTCCGCCCGTCGTGTAGGTCAGGACGTAGGTGCGAATGGTGCCGTTGTTTTCGCCTTCGACGGTTTTGAGAACGCCGCTGCCGTAGGTGGATGAGCCCACGATGTCCGAGTAAACGGTGCTGCCGTTGCTCAACTGCGCGTAGGTGATTCGCGTTTCCGCGAAACCGAACTGGTTGTAGCTGACTCCCGGAAGTCCTACGATAACGCGTTCATTTTCGGGCAGCTCTTCATACGTCCGCAGCACATAGGCTGGCGGATTATTCGGCGAGATGTTCTCGGTGCCATCCTGTCCGACGAGGCGCTGATCCACAAGGCGGCATCCGGTGTAAGTGTCGTCCTCGACGCCGAGTGCCAGCTTCACGTTCGTGTTGAACTTGGTGAGATCCTTGGCGGCGGCCTGCGGGTCCACCACGTCGCCGCGTCTGACAATTCTCAAACGCTGATCCGGGAGAACGGTAACACTGGGCTGACGATTTATAAATTGGATGTAACGAGTGTCGGCCACGCCGCATCCCTGCCAACATGCTCTCCGATTTTCAAGCCGATACCGTATCCACGGAGTCATTACACTAATTCCTTGACGCCCGAAATCCACATTCTCAACGGTTGGGCATGGCAGACTCTACGATGCCGAGCGGGAATCCCTCGGCTGCTACTACTCCGGCAGCGGCTCCGGCCGAGGCCAGTTCTTCGACAGTTCAGCAAGATCAACAGCAGTTGCGCACCCCGCTGGATCTGCGCCGCGCCATCGAACAGATGAAGGCGGCTGGTCCCATCAAGGCGTCCGCTCCCGCTCCAGAAGCTGCCCCGGCACCCGCCGCAGTTGAGGAAACTCCTGCCGCCGAGCCCGAGGTCACTGTTCCCGCAGAAGGTGAGGAAACTCCCGCCGCGGAACCTGGTGCCGAGCCAGCGCCGGCTGAAGGTGATGAGGACGATGGTGGCGAAGGCCCCGTCACGCCGCTCACCGGAAAGCGCGTCCATCTCCGCGTCCCGGATAACGAGGTCGATAAACTCGCCCTTGCCCTCCAGCGGCGCAACCGAGACTGGACGTTGGAGCAGTCGCTTGAGGCCGCCAAGAAGCAACTGGGTATTTCTACCCAGAAGCAGGAAGGCGAGACCCCTGAGACGCCTGCAAAGCCCAAACTACCGGACACCCCGGAAGCTGTGCAAACCACTATCGCAGAAAAGCTAGTAGCCTATAAAAAGGCGATGGCCGAAGTGCGATTTGAGGACGCCGCCGATCTTCAGGCCGAAATCCTGGAACTGCAAGGCCACCGCTCCACGCTGGAGCGCCGTGCCGAGCAACAGAAAGTTCAGGAGGCCCAGAAGTATGATGCAGAATTTGATGCATCCGTGGCGAAAGCTGCTGACCTTTATCCCTTTGCCGCCGACCTCACGAGTCCGGGCGCCAAGCGAATGGCCGAGATCGATGAACAGCTCAAGAAGCTGGACGACCCTCTCTACTATTCGCCCAACAAGCCCCTTAAGCTCGCCCAGATGGCGGCGGCGGAACTGAACATCGCGCCCAAGAGCAAGACTGCCGCACCGGCAAAGCCGGCCGCGGTGCAGCCGCAAGCCCAGGCGCCGAAGAAGGGCATTGTGCCCGCTGGTAGTGGTCGCACGACCCCGCCTGCTACAAATCAACCCGCAGTCGATCCGGCCATCGCCGCGATCAAGACTCCGCTGGAACTCCGAGCACAACTCAAGAGGTTTGGCGTCCGAGTCTGACTGCCCTCCGCCCGTAGGCCACAGGCATGCTAGTCTAACTCCTTTACTACAATGTCTTGGGAACTTGGTTCTCCTAACACCGGCACGTCCCTCGCGACGCAGTCGCCGGATTCAGTCCGTGTCCTCTGGCAGAAGGCCATGGATATATTTGAGCAAACGAACGACTTCTTCGCCCAGTTCGAGGGCGACTCGAAAGACAGCCCCATTTTTGTCATCAACGACACGTCGGTTGACCGCGGCCTCAAGTTCCGCGTCACCGCCACCGCCGGCTTCTATGGCCGCGGCAAGTCGGGCGATGCGCTGTTCACCGACACCGATGACTTTGAGAAGCAGGTCATCAACTCCAACGAGATGCAGGCGGATTACCTCCGCAATGCCACCTCCTACACCCGCCGTGCGGACGAGTTTATGGGTCTTCAGGGCGAACTGATCGCCTCGATCCCCCAGAATCTCGGCGCCTGGATGGGTCGCGAGAAGTCGGCCCGCATCGGCATGATGTTCGTCCTCCAGGGCGGCCCGGAGAATCTGCTCATCGGCGGCGGCAAGGCCACCGAGGGCGACCTCCTCACCGCGGACGGCCTCAGCTACAACGACATCCTCTTCATGGGCCAGGCCCTGAAGCCGCTCGGCGGCAAGCCGGCGGAAGTCGGCACCATCCGCGGCACGCCGGTTTACAAGTATATCGTCGTCGGCACCACCCCGGGCCTCTTCTCGCTGAAGCAGGACGACGACTACAAACAGATCCTGCGCGAAGCCGGTCCTCGTGAAAAGTATGACGAGAACCCGCTGTTCACCGGCGGCTACATGGAGCTGGACGGCCACTCCATCCGCGAGTGGAACCCCATCGACCCGGACGGCTATGCGTGGAGCGGTTCGCCGTTCAACGCCAAGGCGTTCCTCGGCGCCCCCATCACCGCCGGCACCTCGACCTTCGCCATCAAGGGCGGCGGTTCCGCGGCTGCTGCGGCCGTCACCAACATCGACTACTTCCGGTTCTTCCCGAACTATGCGTTCGAGTTCACCCCGGAGGACATCTATGTGCCGGATACCTCGGTCGTCCAATACCTGCTCGTGGTCGCCCCGCGCGGCCCGGTCACGGCGGACAACCCGACCCCCGGAAAGATCGGCATGTATTCATACACGACCGGCAACAACGGCAACCAGATCACCATTCTCCAGCGCCTCGGACCCAGCAACGCGGGCGCGATGGTGAGCACCCTGGGTGACGTGACGTGGAATACCGGCGTCTGGTCCGGCAAGCATGCCGAGAACTTCCCCATCGGCTCCACGGTCGTCCTCTGCAACAAGAAGGGCGTGCCGATTGGCGACACGATCATGATGGGCGCCATGGCCGCGATGCGCGGCTACGGCAAGTATCGCAACACCCGCGATTCCTGGCTCGTGGACGGCAACTTCGAGACCCGCATGTATATCACGACTGTCTTCGGACAGAAACTCAGAAAGAATGTTAACTCGAAGTATCCTGGTTACGTAAGGCTTCGAAGCGCAATCTCTTACCCTGAATTGGGTTTGCCGACTGTGACTGCTTAATCAGATCTATGGGCAGCCGGATTGGTGTTCGGCTGCCCATATTCTGCCGCTCGTTATTGCGGCAATTGTAGATTGGGTGACACCAAAACAATTCGCTAAGGCGATCTGAGTTACATCACCGGCCGCGTATAACGCGCGTATTTCATTAACTTGAGCCCAACTCAACTTAGCTCTGCCGTTTTTCTCGCCTCGGCAAATCAGCTCGGGAAATGCCCTGAAATGGTGTTTTTCCCCGATTGGCCAGTTCTGAGGTTTTGTGCGCCTACCGTTGCGATCTCCAAATGCGTGATTGCCTCTGCCTTTCAACATTTTGTCGCGCATATTATCCGAATGCGTCCCAAGCCACAGGTTATCGGGATTGCAGTCATACAACTCCGGCGTGACATCGTTGCGATGGCATACATCCAAGCCGTGCGGGATTTGATAACTGGGGTCAGTCTGTCGTTTTCTCCAGACCCACATCGCGCGATTCACGGAGTAAACCCTTCCCTCAATACTAATCACCGCGCGATGAGGCGTGGACCTCGGCCTAAGCCATTCCCAAATTCCATCGGGGCGTTTCTTTATGCTCAGGAACAGTCGAAACTCGACAAGCGGAGAAATCGGTGGAATAGGACGTGCAGCACTTCTCATAGTAACGTATGCAGAATTGTTAGAGCGATTTGGCCGCTGAACACGGCCCTATCGCTCGCCCGAATTTGATAGACCTCTTCATTTTAGACAATAATATTCACGCCATGCCGAAACTCATCCTCTGCTGTGCGGGTCGTCCTGGCCTCAACGGCCACAAGCGTCGGTCCTTCCTGTGGAACGCCGAGCACAACTGCTTCATTCACGAGGGCCGCGCCTTCGAGCCCTCCGAGTTCAACGAAATCGTGCAGGATGTCTGCAAGAAAAACTGGGATCTCTACCCTTACGCCAAGGTGATTCCGGATGCGGGCGAGAAGTTCGCGCCGCCGGAGAGCGCCGGCCTGAAAGAGAAAGTGGCCGATCTTCAGGAAAAGCTGGCGACCGCTCGCGCCGAGGCTCATGCCGCGCGGACTGCCGATGTCACCCTTGAGACCGCGCTGGCCGTCGTCGAAAAACTGGCTCCCGAACGCTTGAAGCGAAAGCCCGGCCCGAAACCCGCTGAAGTTCCCGCCTTTGCCTGATGTCCCTCCAGATCGTCCAAGTCCGCAACGACCTGCTGAGCAAACTCGGGGTGGATGATCCTGCCGAGGCAGACGCACTGACCCTTCAGGACGTTCTCATCGCCATCAACGGCGCCGGGCAGATCCTCCAGACCGCCGGCCAGGATTACTTCACGCGCGAGATAATCACGGTCGGTATCGCTGCTGGCACTTCCATCTACCCGATCCCCGGAAGCGTGCAGGCCATCCTCGGCCCGGTTCGGCTGAACGACGAGAAGCCGCTGGATGCACTGGAGAGCCAAGGTCAGTATGACCAGTATGACCGCCTGTTCAATGGCGGCACGGGCTATGGCCCCGGTGATGGCGAACCCCAAGCCTACTGGCCGAAATACACCAAGATCGGAAACACGGGCGACATCTGTGCGGTGGATCTTTACATCGCGCCGCGGCCGACGGCGGCAGACTCACTTACCATCGAGGTCGTGAAGGATTGGGTGGAACTGGAGATCGCAGACCTCTATAGCACGAATGAACTGCCTGTCGCCCAAAACTATACCGAGTCCATTTTCCTCCCCATTGCCCGCATGCTCGTCACCCGCTCCCGCATCTTCGCGCGGCCTGACCTCCGCGAGCAACTGATCGCCGACGGGCAATACGCCATGCAGCGGCTCGGCGTCAGCGGCGGCTTCCCGAACGAGGAGCAACCGAGGCCGCCCCGGAGGACTGAAGGATGAACGCCACGCAAACAGGCAGCATCGCCCTGGTAGCCGGTCAGCAGAGCTATGCAATCACTTTCCCGACCTCCTACAGCGCGGTGCCGACGGCGTTCATCCCGACCGTCCAGATGCCGAACGACTCCGGGGAGGTCTTCGAGGTCAGCGCCGACCTGAGCACGCTCACCGAAAACGGTGTGACCGTGTGGCTGTCGGGCGTGCCTTCTTCCGCATCCGACGGCGGCTACATCAACTGGATCGCGATTGGGGAAGGCGGGTCGCTCCCCCCGGTGCCCACCCCGGGATTCACCGGCATCACCACGGTCGCCCTGCTCAATCGCCTCGGCCGGCGCTGCCGCGGCGGGGATTTTACCAAGCTGTCGAAAAACGAGAAAGAAGACGTTATTGAGGCGGCGAACGCCGGGCTTGCGCGGACTTACAACGCGCTGCCGACCTACTTCAAGGAACAGACCCAAGGCTTCGTCCTTCCGGCGCCGCTCTCGGTGTCGGTCGGCGTCACGCAGTTTGGGAGGTTCGTCACCGGCCTGACCTTCACCGACGCCCAGTTCGGACAGACCATTGTCATCGACGGAGACCCGGGCTGGAATCAGATCATCGGGGAGAATGAACTGCTGAATCCCTACATGGGAGACACGGGCACTCAGGGGGCGATCATCTACGGCAACGCGATCCACTCGGATACCTACCCGCTGGATCGCATCATCGGAAATCCCAAGTTCGCCAACCAGAATCTGTTCCCGATGTCCACGTTCGCCATCACGGCGGGCGGCGTCGGGCAGCGCAATTACCAGTGGTGGTGGGCACAGAGCGTGGGAATCCCTCAGGTCTGGTGGCCGCAAGTGTTCGGCAATTCGCAGAACAAGCGGCCGATCATGGTGCTAAGGTTCGCCCCGGCTCCGCAGCAGGCGTATGCGATCAACGTCCGCATCGGCTTCTGGTCGAAGCGGCTGACGATTGATGACTACGAAGCGAACTCGGAGATCCCTGTGCCGGACCAGTTCATCGAGAGCGGTCTGATTCCTGTGTGCTTGGCGGAGCTGATGAGCACGCCGGTTTGGCAGGACGGCCCCAAGGACAACCTCATCGCGGCGCGCGGCGTGGAGGCGGAGAGGTTTTTGAGGAATCAGTTGGGCCAAGTGGGCGCGCCGAATAATGGGGTTTACACGCCTTTTGGCTACTGAGCAACTTACTAACAATCAACAACTTACAACCATGTCTAAATTCCGTTTTGGCTCGCGAGCCCTCCAGTCTGAAAGCACCGTTTCCATCAATGCGCCGATTCCTGATTTCGGCGGCATCTTCGTTTCCGATACCGTCGAGCGCACCGCCGAGGCGCCGAAGTTCTTCACGCACATCCTCTGCCTGACGGATGCCGTGATCGACGTGGCGACCTCGAACATCGCCGGCACCGGGTCGAACACCGCCACCGCCGTTGCCATCAAGGCCGGCACCATCCTCTACGGCGTCTTCCCTCGCTTCAAGTTGGCGAGCGGCACCGTGGTCGCTTACTACGGGACGGACTGATTTTATGAAAAAACTCCTGCTGTTTCTCGGCCTTATCGGGGCGGTTCTGGCCGCGCCCACGACCGTCCAGAATAACCTCGTCATCCAGAAGGACGGCACCGCCCAATCCGGCGTCCTAGCTGGCAACGGCGCGGGTGTGGCCACGGCAACCGCGACCGGGGCGCAGATTTCCACCGCGCTCGACCTCATCGGCGCCACCCGCGGTTCGGTGCTGTATCGCGGCGCGGCTGGCTGGAGTATCCTGGCGCCGGGAACGAGCGGGTATGTGCTGACCTCGGCCGGGGCTGGCGCTGACCCTGCGTGGTCGCCGGAAGGCAGCACGGGCACTGTCACGTCGTTTTCTGCCGGCAACCTCTCGCCGCTATTCACGACAAACGTGGCGACGCCGACGAGCACCCCGGTGCTGACGTTCAGCTTGTCCAATGCCGCGCAGAATACGGTGCTCGCTGGGCCGGCGACCGGAGGGGCCGGGGCACCGACCTACCGGGCGCTGGTGGCGGCGGACGTGCCTGCGGCCAACCTCGCTTCCTCGGCCAACGGTGGCGTGACTGGCAACCTGCCAGTGACGAATCTGAACTCGGGGACTTCGGCCAGCAGCAGCACGTTCTGGCGCGGTGATGGGAACTGGGCAATTCCGAGTGGATCGTCGTCGGTGGCGATAACCGACGACACAACCACGAATGCCACGATGTACCCGACATGGGTTACGGCATCGACCGGCAACCTGCCGATCAAGGTATCTTCGTCCAAATTCACGTTCAATCCGTCCACCAGCATCATTGGTCTTGCGGATGGCGGCGGTATTTCCCCGGCAACATCGGCTGGCAAGGTTTATCTGGCCACCAATTCGTACTTCACCAGCGGCGTTTCTGATCGACTCCTGAAGATTACCGGCGATTGGTCGGTCAACGCGCCGACGGTTGAGCTGTCTTCCACGAACGATGCCAGCTTCTTTAACTGGCAGATTTCCGCGGGACTTCCTCGGTTCGTTCTTGCGAAGGGCGCGCTGTCTGTGACGCAGAGGTTTGATATGGGCTTCATGTCTTCTGCGCTTTCAACAGATAACTTTGCTATTCGCAACGCCACTCAGTCCGTCAATAGTCTTGAGGTTGAGGGTGCTGCAAACGGGAATGTTTATCTCAGGCCCACCGGCACCGGAATTGTCAGCATCCCATCATCCGCCACACTAGGAGGTAATCTCACATTTGGTACGTCAGCCTCCGTGTTGAACGGAACGACTGGCTCTATCGGCCTCACGGCAACCGGCACCAATCAGAACATCACGCTGACGCCGAGCGGGACGGGGCAAATATCCACAACGGGGCGCATATCTCAAACATCTACGCAATCGGGTATCAGTCAAACCGGCATATCCTCTGTGGTGACTACGCAAGGAACCACGGGCTCACTCACTATTGCTGGAGCTAATTTTGATTCTCGATTAGACGCTTCTTCTGGAAGCGGATCTGATGTCATCGGTGCAGCCTCTGCAGCAAGGAATATAAATGCGGCCACGGCAAACTCGCTCGTAGGAAATCGCTCGATTGTTATCATCGGCGCATCTGGTGGTAATGTCACAGCCGGCTATGGCTATGTGGCCCGAGCGCCTTCCGTGAGCGGCTCTGGTGTATTATCTACGGCCTATGGATTCTATTCGGAGAAGCAGAAACAGGCCGGGGTAACTACGGGATATGCGTTCTACAATTCTGACTCGGCTGACTTGAACTTTTTTGCCGGGCGCACGCAAATCGGATCCAGTTCCGTGACTAATCTTTTAGTCGGGACTTCAACAGATAGCAGCAATGGCGCGATCCAGCTAGCCACTCACACGACTAGTGCGGGTGGAATAGGATTCGGAACCGACGTGGCTTTGTTTCGCTCTGGCTCTGGCCAGATCACTCAAAGCGTATCGGGGAATGCGTATTACCTGCTTCGTGGTGCCAATCAAGAGTCCTATCAATTTTTCACCAACACCGGCCTACCTTCCGGTCAGCAGGTTTGGCGATTTGGAATTGGCGCAACAAGTGGATCTGGTGCGCTTGCTAATTCCTTCAACATTCAGGCGCTCAATGATTCATTGGCGTCAGTTACTGCTACAATTTTGTCGGCCGATGGGACAACCCTAAGACTTTCACCCACCGGGACGACTCCAACCCTTACTCTAACCGGCTCAGGCGCTGCCACGCTCACCGGCGGCGCCGGAAACATGACCATCACCGCCGGCACGGGCAACAGCCGGACGCTGACGCTCCAGACCACCACCAGCGGCGGCACGGCGACGAATGCAGTTGTTTTTGGGGCCACGCAGTCCGCAACCTTCAATGGCCCGATCATCCAAAAGGTCTCCGCCCTCACCTACGCATCCCCGACATCCGTGGATGTGACGCTCGGCAACGTCTATACTGTCACCACGGTAAACGCCACCGGCTCCGTCACGTTCAACGCATCAGCAGGTGGCACGTCCGGCCAGTCCATGACCATCATCATCACCAACGACGCTACGAGTGCCAAGACCATTACCTTTGGAACGAACTTCGTGGCCAACGGCACCCTGACGCCATCTGGCGCTGGCAAGGTCGCTACTATTCAGTTCATATCCAACGGCACCAATTTTTACGAGGTGAGCAGGACCGTCCTTCCCTAATGCCCCTCTTTTCCATCATCGGTTCCTCGCAAGTCGCCATTCCGGCCGTCCCGAAGTGGGCTGTTGGCGCACCTGTTGGCAGTGCGTTCGACCTGAAGGCTGCTGTTCTGCGCCAATCTCCTGGCTGCAAGATGCCGTTCATCTCGGCTGACGCTGATTACTGCCTCGTGCCGTTGGTAGTGCTTGACGCCGCTGTGGGGCGCACGCTGAAGGTGCTCGCCGCCGAAGGCATCGGCTACACGAAAAACGCATGGGACTGCGAGGACTTCGTGAACGAGCTTCACCAGAACATCCGCAAGATGGCAGCCAAGGCGGGAATCTTGCGCGCTCCTGTGACCTGCGGGCTTGCGGTAGCCAACGCCCTTCCGTGGGCTAATGTCCCCGCTGGCAACGGCCATGAGGTCGCCTGCGTGCTCACTGATGAAGGGCCGATGGTCGTGGAGCCGCAGAACGGTATCCGCTGTCCGTTGGCGGCGTATCCGAATCGTGGGAATATCTTGGAGTTGTCCAATCTATGAACGACCTGCTGCAAACGCTCATTGAAAACGCGCCGATGCTAGTGGCTGTGGCCATCGCATTTTTGGTGATCTACAAGACGGGTGAACGCGCCAAGCGACTCGCGGACGCAGTGGAGGCCGGCTTGGTGAACGAAGCCATCAAGGACTACAAGGCGTATGCCATGGCGACGATGTATGCGCTGGCGGCTTCGCTTCAGGCGCTGTCTGATGTTGCCGCCAGCATGGGCTGGCACAAGACCTCCGCCGTGGCCAAGGTCATCCTTCCGGGCGTCGTAGCCGTCATCGCTTACGTCAACAAGACGCCGGAGAGGAAATCGTGATGAACCAACCCATCATCTGCCTCCACCGGGGAACCTCTCTGATTTCCCGAATGATCCGCTGGCAACAGCGCTCGCACTACAGCCACGCCTCCATCCTGCTCCCAAGTGACCTGCACTACGAAAGCCGGGAGGGCAAAGGCGTCATCGTCCACCCGCGCTTCACGCTCACGAACAAGTCCGAGCAGGTTGACCAGTTCGTGTTCTGCGAACCTCTCAGACCCGAGGACATCACAGCCGGCGCTGACTTCCTCGCCAAGCAGGTGGGCAAGAAATACGACTGGCCGATGGTCTTCGGCTTTGTATCCCGCTCCGACCACGAAGGCCCATCCAGTGAGGGGCGCTACTTCTGCTCGGAGCTGGTTGACCACTGGGCGAAGTCGATGGGGCGACACTTTCTTGCCCGCATCAACCCTTGGGAAATGAGCCCGGGTCACATCGGCCTCTCTCCCCTTATCAAGCCTCTATGAAAACCAGAATCATCATTCTCGCGCTGGCGGTGCTGGCGCTTTGTGGGTGCAGTTCTCCCAAGAAGCTCGCGGCCGACCTTGCGGAATACGAAAAGCTCGGCGTCCGCGAGGTGGTAATCAACGGCAAGTTTTCCCACACCGACTACACGGTGAACTACGCCAACGGCCAGCGCATTGCCGTGGTGAATCACACGAACCCATGGATTTCGCAGATCAAGATTGTCAGAGTCACACCCGAAACCACAACCACCAACCCATAACACCGATGCCCTCCAAGCCAGATAAGCCGCCGCAGGAAGAAGAACGCCGCGCTCCGCGCAAGCCGAAGAAGCCGAAGAAGTGAGCCTTGACTGGTATCACGGGTTCCTCGCAGCCGTGTTCCTGCTCTGGCTGGGTGCCGCCCCTATCGACAGGAACGCGCTGCGGATCATCCTCATCGCCTCCCTCGCATCCGAGGCGCTGGTTGATCTCGTGACGCGACAGATGACGGCGCCGTGGAAGCTGGTCATCCCTGGCGCGCTTGAGGTGCTGACCATCGCAGCCATGCTTCGATTCTCGCGCAATCGAACGGGCTACTGGCAGGCCGCACTTCTGGCGTTAGCATGGGCCGCGCACCTTCTTTGCTATTTTGACATCGCCATGCGGACCGACCTTGTTTACTCACGCTACGAAACAATCATTCAAATGGTGGCAGTGGGCCAGCTGGCCGCCTGTTATGAAACCATCGTTCACATCGCTGGCCGAGTTCGTTTGTGGTCTGAATCCTGTTGGCATGGCCGTCGCCGCTTTGTTCGCTCTCCAAGCAGTGCTGCTCATTTACTATGTGGCAAAGGCAATAATGGCGTATAGACGCCTTGTGAACCATGGAAGACGAAACAAAGGCCCTCGTTGAACTCCATCACCGGACGCTTTTCGGTGACCCCAGCAATTATCGAGACGCCCCTGGCGTCATCGCAGACCAAATGAAAATGTCACGCGAACAGGAAAGGACAAACGAGATATTGACCGAATTGCGAGATGCCGTCATGCGGATCAATTGGATGATTATTGCGGGGTTCATCACCGCCATCGGGTCGGTTATTTACAAGGCGACAGGACACTGATTTGGCCGGAAGCGTTTAGGCAGTCGGCGTCTTCCAGAGGTGCGAACAATTTTGCCATTTGCAATTAGCTCGAACTGATCCGTGCGACCACAGACGGCGTGGCGCACGAGCCAATGCGTGACGCCGTGGGCCGTGTATGTAGCGCCCTGGCGCAAGATCGTTCCCCGCCGGTCATCCAGCGCCCGGCGACGCAAGGTGTCCGCATCTGGGCCGCGGGCGAGCCGTGCGGCCGCCTGAACCGCACGGGATCGCGCGGCCCATTCTTGGGCCACACGGCGGCGGTCGCGCCAAGGGTAACGAAGCAGGGCGGCAAACATAAGAGCACGTTATGAGCTGCAAGTCGTGTTATCCGCCTTGTTCTCTTCCGGCTGGCGCTCAGTCGCACGGGCCAGCTCCCGGCGCAGCTCTTCGGCGCACTTGTCGTAGATGTCGGCTTGGATTTTGTAGGAGTTCGAGAGCGTATATTGCCCCTCAGCGAATGCAGTGTTTCGCAGGCCGTTGAGATACATCGCACGCCCATACCAGTTCGTGAGAAGACTGTCGGCGCTCGACACCGGAAGAGAACCAGGCGCTACAGCAGCAACGACCTTGGCTGGGCCTGCGAACGCGGACATGGCTTCTTCGCTCGTGGCTTCGCAGTCACACATTGGGCGCGTCTGCACGCAGTCTGTCGGGTCGGACATTTGTCCTTGGCATCGTGGGCAGATTCTCATGGGCGTTTTACGTTTCGGTCGTGGCTGATCTCCACGTTGGGCGAATGATTCCACGGCACGAGGAGGTTGCCCACGCTGTCGCACGGCAGCGATGGGTCTGGCCGGTTTGCGTATGGTGCTACCCACTCACCGCACCTTGGGCAGTCTTCGCCGCTTGGGCTATGGCGGTCGCGCGACGGCCGCTCCCACTTGTTCGCGCATTCGTGGCACTCGAAGAAGCGCCAACCGCGGCGAACGTCCTGAACGCCCAAAAAAGGGCCAGAGCCAACGCTCGCCGTCTGTCCGTCTTCGTGCGCGTTAGCCACGCGCGGGGCATTTTGGTTTGCCATAGATTTAGGTGCGCTCTGGCGAGCGCGGCTCATCCCTGCCGATCGGCGGCTGGGTCTGCATGGCATCGAAGATTTCCTTATCGTGCTCCATCGCCACGCGCACCGCCTCGGCGTAGGTGTTGCCCCAGCAGGTTGTGCCATCGCTGGCGATGCAGAGTCTTTGCACGCCGTGGAGTTCTTCCGGGCTTTGCATCCCGTCGAGCCAACATAGGTAGTCGAACATGTCGGCCTTTAGCTGCATCGCTTGCCACGCCTTATTCGACGCCGCCGATCCAGCGGCCACAGCAGCAACGCCCTTGATGTCACATTCTTCGGGCGTTGCGCCTGCGCTCTGGCTCTTGGCGAGCCGTCTATTTTCCTGCTCCCACTCATCGTGGGAGGCGTCGTCGATTGTGCGTTTTTCGCTCATAGAGATTTTGCGTTCGTCGGGCGTGGCTGATCCGCACCGTTCGGCAAAACGTAGGTCGTGAATCCGTCCGCGATTTTGGCCACATGAACCACGCCATCAGCTTCGAGGCGTTTCATCGCTTCGGCGGTTTCGGTCGCGCTGCGGCCCTGCGGCGATTGCGGCACCATTATCCCGTGCGCTAGCACTCCGCGAGAAATCGCTTTACGCCAGTATTTCACGGCGGCGCGCACGTTGATTTTCGCGGGCTCGTCCGGCAGTCCAAAACGAAGCACCGAACCACCCGTAGAGCCAACGCTCACAGGCTGTCCGTTTTCGTGTGTTTGGTCAGGCATGATCTTCCCCTTTGGTCTTCTGCTGTGAGCGTGGCTCACTTTGGACGTTCGGCTGAGGGTAGTGTCTGGCGTGCTCACCGTCGGGTTGCGACTGCTCGCCGTTTTTGTAACCATGGATCGGGCAGTCGTCGCGCATGATATAGAGTCCTGAGCAGAGCCAGCCCTTGCCATGCGCGTTGTCGTAGATCGGGCAGTTACATCCGGCTGCGATTGCTGCCGCCGAACCAGGCGCCAGACCGAACGCGCCCGCCGGCCCCGCGATTTCGGGAGCGGGTTCAACGCTCAACACTGAGGGTTTTTCGGGCGCGCCGGTCATCTTATTTGTTCGGGAAAGGAGGCAGCGGTTGCCAGTGCGTCACGTTAGAGAGCGCCCACATCGTCTCCGCTTCGACCTGCGATTCCCACCAGCCGTCCTCCGGACATCGGCATTCGTTGCCGTCTTCGTCCCACCATTCCTCGGGAGGGTCGTCCCAGTTGCTCGCGTCGAGCGTTCCGGCGGGCCACCACTCGGCAATGGTGCGCCAGCGGTTGCCGTTGTCCCAATGCCCGCAGACGAGCACCTTCTGGCCCTTCTTCGGCATCTGTTCTCCGACGGGCGTCCAACATCCCGAACCAGGCGGTGGAGCGCAATCCGGCCCCGTGGACGCCGAGACCTTCGGCGGGAGGTTTTCTGTGTTCGTATTCATGTTGTGGTTACTGCGGTTGATTGGGGGCCGGATTGCTCACCTTCGTGTTCGGGTCAGGCAGCCCCGCGATTTCACGGAGGATGTTGTCGATGCGTAGTTGCTGCGCCGAGTTCGGGCCGTAACCGTTGTTGTGCAGCATGGCGCGAGCTTCTGCCGCTAGCCGGTGGTGGCGGTCGAGTATATCGGTGAGCCGCTTGATTTCCGGCTGGCCAGAGAGTTCGTCGGCCACCGCGTTGAACAGTCGCAGGGCGCTCGGCCGAAGACCCGAACCACGGGCCAGAGAGGAACGCGCGGCGGCGTTCCGCTTCGCTTTTTTGCGGGCGTCAGCCCTGCGAATAAATACGAGGGCCACATGCGGGAATGTAGGTAACCAGGACTGCGTCAGGTAGTCTCGAAGAGTCTGACCAACGCCGTCCTCGTTGTGGTCTGACCACGCCCACGAGAAGTCGGATTTTTTGGCCCAGCTTGGGGAACAGAAGCGGTCAGTGGCTTCCAGCACCTCGTCCAGCTCAACAAGACGGTAGCCTTCGGGAATGGGGATTGGGCGCCAAACCCCCGCAACCGACTCGGGCCGAAAGTCGCCTGCCTGATAGCGGTCTGAGGCCGTCAGGCGATAAGCCCACACATCGCCGAAGCGGCGAACGGTGGGGGCATCTTTGATCATATCGGTATTCATAAAATTTGGCACTCGGCAAACAAACCTCTATCACGCCATAATGTGGCTTTTGTCGGGAACATCATCCCGCCAAACTGTATAACGTCAAGCATGTATTCAGCCCGAATATCGCACACCCTTCGCAATCAGAACGCCGGCCTGAGACTGCTTCATCTTCGCCGCCAGTTCCTCCGGCCAGCCGAGGCGCAGCGTCAGTTGCACCATTGACTTCGGCGACGCCAACCCCAGTCGCGCCCGTTCCCGGCAGGTGTTAATCAGCCGCTGGGCTTCTCCGGAGGTCTTTACCTTCGTCGTGTCGATGCCGAACTCCAGAAGCACATCAAGTTCGGGGCGGGAAGGCGGAGCGGCGTCGGCGGAGTTCTGAGCAGGAGCCTGCCTGCCGTTGATCGACAGCGAGTAGAGCACCGGATCGATAGTGCGCGGCTGCCGGTTCTTGTGCGGATTGGCCGCGTTCTCCAACGACGCCACCCAGTCGCGGACTTTTTCTGGCGTGCTAAGGTCGCGCTCGGTTTCACCGCGCTTCTTCTTCGGATGCGGAGCGTCGGTGAACAAGTCAAATCCCTCGCAAATATCTATCCGGTCTGAAATGAAGAACGGCGAGAGGACTGTGAGAAACGGCTTGGCGCTGCGGGCTATGGCGCCACGGCGCTGCTCTGCGGTCATGCCCTCAACCAGCACCCCCTTCAGGACGCGCGTGCCGCGATAGACCGACTGGACGTAGCGGCACTTCGAGATCATGGCGCAGAACGGCGCGATGCAGTCGGTGTCAACGAAGTCGATGCCGTAAGTAACCAATGCGCAGTTGCAGAACACGGTGCCAGGACCGGCCATGTTGTAGGCGTGCGTTTTCTCGCCCTTGTCCAAGCACTCGCCGGAAGCGAAGATGGCGCGCATGCCCATGCCGTTCAGCGTCTCGGCCATGAGACGGGCGCACTCGACGGATGGAAGGAAGCAGATGGTCTTCTTGTCGTGGGCGTACCGGACAATCTGCTGGGCCAATTCGCGGATGATGGGGATGATTGCCGCGGCTTGATCGGCCACGGAGAAGTCGGCGCCCTCCGCCGTCCTCCGGGTGCGGAACTTCCGGGTGTCAATCGTCACCGGGATGTTCATTTCCTTGATGCCAACCAGCCAGCCCTCCTCGATGGCTTCGAGGTAGGAGTAATTCACGCTGACACGGTGATACCACTCGCCCAAGGAGCGGTTGCCGCCGAGGTTGGGGGAGGCGGTGAAGCCGCAGACTGACGACAGCGGCGTGTATTCGCCGTCCGCGGGGCGCCTCCAGTCCTCGGAGAGTGATGCCTCGCCGTAGTGGCAGTAGTTCAGGATGCGCTGCGCCTGCGGGGAGAGGGACAGGTGGCACTCGTCGCTGACTATGAAACCGAAGTGGCGGTCGCTGAAGGAGGTCAGGCGGTTGACACGGCCGAGGGTCTGGACAGAAGCAACTACCACGGCGGCATTCGGACTCGCGGACTGCGACGCCATCTCGATGTCGGTCTCCAGTCCGGTCTCGTCCCGCACTCGGCCCGCAGTCTGCTCTACCAAGTGCTCGCGGTTCTCGGTGATGAGCGTGCGCGTGCCGTTGGATTCCCACTTCTTTTTGGCGAGGTGGGCCATACACGAACTTTTCCCGATCCCGCCCGGCGCGATGAACAGATTGCGCTTGAAGCCCTGCGCCTCGTCGCGCTCCACGGCATCGCACCAGTCCTGCTGCCGCCCGCGCAGCCTGAACGCTGGCGCGGTGTCGAACTCTACTTCGTAGTCAGGCATTACTCCCACACCCTCCCGCCCGCATCGACGATCTCGAAATGCGTGGCCCCGGTCAGGGCGATGACCTCGCGGGCTTCCTCAACCGACGCGAACTCCTTGGCCTCGTCCCGCTTCCTTGTGGTGGGGCGGACAAGCCGACGATTCGGATGCTTGGACGAGGGCCAGAAATCACCCATGCCGGTGAAAAAGAATTGCTGGCCCGCTTCCTCCGTCCATCGGTCATTCCAGTTGTTCGTGAAGCGCAGGACGAATGGTGCTGCTGCTTCAGACATCCGGCGCCCCTCCTGGCCCGCACTGGCGGATGAACTCGGGATTATTGACGGACCGCGGCCCCATGCCGGCGCGGAGCATGGCTCCGGCTTCCTCCGTCAGCGCCTCGTAGATGGCAGCCTCGACATGTTCGCGGAGCGTGGTCGTGCTGCGCTGGGGATCTGCGCCGAACCAAGCGTCAAGGTGCTGGTCGGCGATTTCTGATATGCGGGATTTGGTCATGTGGCTTTATACTCCGGATTGATGCCTTCGTCTTCAAGTCTGTCGTGCTCCTCGCGGCATGAGAGCCATGCGCTTCTCCGCTCTAGCCGCAAATGTTTCCGACCGCTGCTTCGCGTCCATGGGCTTCTCAACCCATACGTCCCAGCAATCTGAAAGATCGCGCGTCCAGTGCTCCCAGTCGGATGCATACATGAGGCGCTTGAAGCGGACGAGTTCGGTGGGCTCGTCGGGGGTGCCCCGGAGGCGGAGCATGATCCTGGCGTGGTAGGGGGGTGTGAAGGTGCTCACGGCAAAACCATCCAAAGCATCACAAGGCCCCAAATGACGACGGTGATCGCAACGCCGATGGCAGCCATCTCAATGCGCTCCTTCCTGCGCTGACGCCGGCACTCGGCCTCCTGGCGAGCAACCTGCCGCTCCAAGTAGCGAGTGTAGGCGCTAGGCTCGGGCAGGCGGGGGTTGTGGATTTTGTGGATCTCGGTTGTCATTGATTTATATACTCCAGCAATTCCCGCCACGCCTCATCAGCGTCATCGTGAACCGCGCATTTGTATCCACGGGCCGTGGCGTAGCCCATGAACAGTTCCTGCTCGTCGGAGACGATGCCACCAGGTTTTTTAAACTCGATAATCAAGCCCGACCACTTGCCAGCCGGCACGAGCAGTAGCCAGTCCGATACACCGTCCTCGACACCGGCCAGCTTCTGAAGCCGTCCGCGAATCTGGCGCTCTTTCTTCTGCCAATCGGCATTGCCTCCGCCCATGACCGAACCGTTCGGGACGTGAAACCCAAGGCATTGCGCGATCCCGAGCGACTGGCAGTTAGCGCGCCACTTCCTCACGAATGCCGACTGGACTCGAAACTCGGCGTTGTCGCGCTTCTTGCGGATTGGCGCGGGAAGGACGACGGACTCCGGCGGCGTGCCTGCCTGCATCTGGGCTTTCATGGCGAGAAGTTGGTTTTTGGTGAGGCGGGTCATGTTACGACAAGCACGCGGCGCTCATTCTGAACCACCAACCCCTCCAGCCGATCTTTCCAGATGCCGCTCGCGCTAGCCTCTTTCTTCGACTCTTTCGGAATCCCGCGGGCCTCGGCAATCTGCTCGATGACAGCACCCTTTGACCATGACATGCACTGATCCTGGCGCTCACGCTCGGGCAGAACTTCTTCCACGGCCTTGCGGAACGCAACCTTGTCTGGGATCTCGATGTCACCCTTCGTGACCTTGCGCGTGATGCGATGGCCTGATGCAGAATCGACATAGCCCTGCGCGTCAATGCGGGCGTGGAGCAGTTCGGTGACTTCCTTGAGCGGCGCGGCCAGCGTGCGGCCGGCGAGGACGAAGTCGCCAATGAGGCCGTCGTCGGGGGACTGTGCGAGGGCGGCCAGGGTTTCTGGAGTAAGGCGTGATTTCATAAATGCTTGTTCGGCTTGGAGTGAAGGGCAGAGGCAGGCTTTCTGGGAGTTGGCGAGCGGACACCAGCGGCACTGCTTCGGCCCGGAGTCGGTCTCGTAGCGGTTTTCCAACGCGGTGCAGGCTTTGTCGGCAAGGACGCTGTTCAGCCGCTCCAGCGCGTCGCCTTCGAGCGTCGTTTCCGAGATGCGAGGAATGCCGGCGCTCTCTTCGTCGATGCGCGGCTGGGCGAGGACGAACTTGATTTTGCTCAAGCCGGGCCACGCTTTCTTGGCCAGCCCCATATATACCGCAGCCTGCCAGTTGCTTTCGGCGGGGTCGGCGCCGACTTGGCCGGTCTTCCAGTCTATGCCAACCGCTTCGGTTCCGTCCGGCGAGATGGCTAGAACGTCGAGGTGGCCGGAGAAGGTGATGGCTGTGCAGTCCGGCTGCGGACGCGGCAGCGCGTATTCATACGCCAGCGGCACCTCCACCATCAGCGACCAGTCCGCCGGCACCAGTTCCCGGATGCGCTCGATGGCCCACGCGGGAATCCAAGAGGAGAACGTGGGTAGTTTCACGCGACGGCAGGGTGGAGCAAGCGGGGGGTCAGCGAGAGCGCCGAGAGTGTCCACGGCGAGCTTGGCAATCTCGTAGTGGATTTGTGTTCCTTCGTCGCCGTCCGATGACTCCGTGCGCTGCACATACTCGCTCGCCAGCATGGAGCCGGGGCAGGCGAAGATGCGATCAGCTTGGGAGGCTCTCAGCGTCAGGTTCATGGTTCGATAAGTCGGTAGCCCTGCTTGCGCATGGAGTCCAGTCGGCCCTTTACGTCTCGGCACACGTCACCAAAGAAATACCACCGACCGCGGCGTTTTAATAGGCGTCCGGTGAAGCAACCAAGATTGCGATGGAAGATCATCGCGGGCTGGAGATGGTGGCAACGGTTCAAAACTCCTCCTTCTCCGCCACGGCCTCGACCGTGACGCTGACAGTGCCCTTCTTATTTTTCTTGCCGAGGAGTTCGAGTGTGAGCACGGCGCCAACGGCCCAGGGCTTGCTTGGCTGCCCATCCGCACCGCCACCGCCGAGGTGATACACCTCGCCGACGAACTCGCCGGACAGCTTGGCCTTCACGGAGGGAGTCGGCTTGCCGTCCACGGGGATTGAAAGGCCGGTCAGCTCCTCTACCTTGCAATCCACCTTCACGCGCTCGCCGTCCTGAAGGAAGGCGCGGGGCTGCTTGGCCGGCGCAGCCTCCTCAGTCGCCGGCGCAGCTTGCTCAAAGGTTTCGACAGGGGCAGGAGCGGGGGCAGCCTCGACGACGACCTCCGTCGGCTTCGCCTGGGGCGACACAGCTTCCACGACGGGCGTCACGTTCTTCGGCTCGGGGGCCGGGGCCTCGACGTTCTCTTTCACGGCGGCGGCGCCCTTGGGGGCGCGCTTGGGCGGTGCGGGGCGGGCGACCGCCGGCTCCGGCTGAACCGACGTGTCCTCGCCGTCCACATACTTCACGTCCGCATCCACGTCCTCTTGGGCACCCTGGTCGTGAACAACGGCCTTCTGCATCTCGACCGAGAGAATACCCCACTTGGCAAGTGCGGCCTTCACGACGGTCTTTGTGGCCATCGCGTCAAAATCAGTCTTCCACGGTGAGTTCCAGCCCTTCTGGTAAGCACGAGAGAATCGCTTGGCGTGAGCCTCGGCCTGCGCCTTGCTCCAGTAAACGATTTTCACGAAACCGTTCAAGGTCTCGAAAGCGCAGAAGTATCCGGTGGTCTCGCCCGTCGGATCGAAGTTGCTCCAGTCAAGCACGGGCTCGCCAACCATGTCGTAGCCCTTGAACACGGAGCCGTTCACCGGGCCGGCGTTCAGGCGTTTGTATTGGCCGGAGCGAAGGGCGAGCTGAATCAGCCCCTTGTAGCCAATCTGAAATTGAGCGACCTTGCCGCGCTCGCCTTCATTGTAAGCGACGATGTGAGCTTGGCCGAGAGTCGGGTTTACCGGCAGATCAAGAGTGGCGGCCACCATTGCGGCGGCGATGACGGAGCGCGGTTCGGCGTCCTTAAGGCCCGGGGTCTGAGAGACCGCCGTGATGGCGGCCATGAACTGCGGAGCGCGGTTGCGAAGGACTTCGGAGAAGCGATCCTTGTAGGCCGGGAGAGCGAGGAGGTCTTTGACGGAGGTGGGTCGGACTGCGGGTTGATTTTCGGACATGGTGGTTAGGAGTTGATAGCGTTG